GTAGTAGTTGTTGTTGGCTCTGCCGTAGTGGTGGTTGACGTAGTTGTGGTCGTAGATGTAGTAGTAGTTGGAGCGGTGTTAGTAAAATATAAAACAACTGCACCAACGCCACCTAGATCGGAGCCAGCAACTCCAAACCATGCACCGCCACCGCCGATGCCCGGTAGCGACGATATTTGCGATGAGCCACCAGAGCCAAACGCAGCCGTCGCTCCGCAAGACTCGGTCGCGTTGCCGCCAGCCATAGTCACGGCAACAAAAAGCCCGCTAACGTCCGTTGCGGGGTAACGCCCGCATGAAGTGAGCGTGCCGTTGCCACCAACCGCACCGCCAGTAAACCTTCCGCTAACGCTTCCCCCCAACCCGCCGTCTGCGCCGCCGTCGCCTCCGGAGTACGTCGCTGCCGCGTAAGGTCCATTACCGCCACTGCCGCCCTCTGCCGTGATCGTCGTCCCGCCGAATGTCACGGTGGTGCTGCCGCTGCGCGACCACGGCCCATACCCCGGATACGTGTACCGCTGCCCGATGGCATAGGAGACAGACTGCCCACCCGAAACACTCCACGTTTTGTGCGCAACCGCACCGGCGTCCCCAAATGCACTCTCATTCTGCCCACCCGGCCCAACTGCCCACGCCTTCATGCTCGTGGCACCCTCAGGCACCGTGTAGCTCGTGCCGCTGGTTAATACAACTGCCATTTGTGAAAATGGAGCTTCTGTAGTTGTGGTGGTGGTAGTTGTTGTAGTAGTCGTTGGAGCGGTATCAGTAAAATATAAAACAACAGCGCCAATACCACCATCATCTGAGGTAGACACCCCGAACCAAGCACCACCGCCACCAATGCCAGCAAGTAATGAAGCAGAAGCTGATCCACCAGCACCAAAAGCTTGATCTATACCACAATCTTGACTTGTGCTTGATCCAGCAAGTGTTACAGCGGAGAATAATCCATCAACATCTGTTGGTTGATATCTATTACATGCTGATAATTCTCCATTACCACCAATAGATCCACCAACATTATTTCCACTTACAAAGTTACCTTTACCGCCATTAGCACCTCCATCGCCACCAGAATATGTTGCTTCTGCGTCAGGACCGTTTGGCCCGCCGCCGCCTTCTGCTGTTATTGTTACTCCACCAAAAGTAACTGATGTGCTTCCACTGCGAGAATATGTTCCACTATATACAGATCTCTGACCAATAGAATATGATATTGTATCTCCACCAGAAACTGGCCATGATTTATAACATACGGCTCCAGCATGACCTCTCGCTCCACCGTCTTGTCCACCGGGGCCAATAGCCCAAATTTTTGCTCCAGCAGCACCGGCAGGAACAGTATAACTTGTTCCACTAGTTAATACAACTGCCATTTGTGAAAATGGTGCTTCAGTGGTCGTGGTCGTGGTAGTAGTTGTGGTAGTGGTTGTGGTAGTGGTAGTGGTTGTAGTGGTTGTTGGCGCAGCCGTTGTAGTTGTTGTAGTGGTTGTTGAACCAGAACCTATTGGATTAGCACTTGTTGGCACATTAAAAGTAGTACCATTAGGATATCTAGCTGAAAGAGTCAATCTAATATCATCTACATAGCCAGATGGAGCATAGCTACCGCCACCGCCTCCGTATGATCTACCAAAGGCTACGTTGCCGCCGGGGAAAGATAACGGTCCAGAAGCTCCAGAAGCCGACTCACCGGTTGAGTTTTCACTTGTACTAGCAGCTTGCACTCCATTAACATAGACTCTCCATGTTCCATCTTGTCTTACAATGGCAATATGCGCCCAGCCAGACGGGTTAGCAAACAACAATTGCGTGTTGCGATACGTATCATCAATGTTATCATATCGGGTAGCTTCGAATGCCCACTGTGTTCCAGCCCTGCGTACTTGAAACCAAGCGGTGTTAAAATTCTGAGCGTTCCACGACATTATTGTTTGGACATCAGAAGTTCCCACAGAAGCAAAGTTCTGCCACCACTCAATAGTTAAGTTGCCAGCCCCAATTGTTGGCGCACCTGTGGTAACAATGCCATAGCCAGCCGGAAAGCCACCCACTGGCAATGCGCCCGCACCAAACTGCTTGTTTACGGTGTCTATTGTTACTCCACCAAGAGCGGTAAATGTCGTGTTCGTTGTCGATAGGTCTGTAAATCCTGAGTCGAGTGGCAATAGTAGTTTTACATCTGCCCAAAAAGCATCGCCCTCTGGTGCGGCGGTTGTTGTGGTGGTTGTTGTGGTGGTTGTTGTAGTGGTGGTAGTTGTTGTAGTGGTTGTTGTTGTAGTGGGTTCTGCTGTTGTAGTAGTTGTTGTTGTTGTCGGAGTGGCTGTTGTAGTAGTGGTAGTTGTAGTAGTTGTTGGCGTTGTCGTAGTAGTTGTTGATGTTGTTGGCGCACCAGTTGTTGTTGGGCCAGACGAATAAACCAAAGTATCACCAGCATAAATAGCTGATAATTCTACTGATCCAATATAGGACTTGGTTACTGTTGTGCTACCAATTTTAAACATAGTTTTATCTTATAAAGTAAATGGTTTTGGGATCATATGAGCCTAGTCCATCATAATCTGATTGACTCATAGCTACTAGATTATATACTCCAGAAGCATTTGTTATGCCACTAACGTTACTAATAACAGTATTTGGCAAGTACTGCCAAGCTGTAACACTGTCTCCAACTTTAATTACTTTAGTATCGGTAGCGAATGAGGGTTCACCAGATGCCAGCATGGTATTTGCTGCCATAAACTCAGCTTCTGTTGCTCTTCTAAGTTGTATTTTTGCATAATCTGTTGACATATTTAACCCTTTATTTAACTGTTAAAATACTTCGTTGATTGTCCAAGTTATTTTACGTGCAGGAAAACCGTCTACATCACTAAATACCCAAGAACCATTAGCGGCTAACATTTCTTCAGCATCGCTTTGTCTAATCCAAAAACTTCCATCTGGTTGATCGTGACGTTTATCACCACCATTCCAAATTCCCCAAGAGTTTTGGACCAAAAATAATGTTTCATTGTGTATTTCGCGTGTATCGTCCATTCCTACCCATGCCATCGCGTGGCCCCAATTTCCACTTCTTTTAGCTATTCCATGTTTATCTCTGCGAGAAGAAAATCCAGAATTACTACACACAGAAATTGAGTAACCATTGGCTAGAGCATCTCTAGCTTGGGCGACAGTATTAACTAAACTTATTGTTTTTACTTGATGTTTTTGAGCTTCTTTTACTAATTCTTCTGGAACTCCGCGACTTCCCCACTTGCCACCAATAGCACTATACTCTGATAGATCTATTTCGCCATATTTTTTGCGTAATAATATGCCGCCAGTTTTATTAACAAATCTTGCGGCAGCAGAACAACTCATTCCTTCTCCACCAAAACCTCTTGATCCATAAATAGCTTCTGTTGCTCCTTTGGCGACGAATTCTTCTTTTTCGCCACCTATTATTTCGCAGCATCGTGTAATATCCACGCTATTTCGCGTGGCATGGCTCACGCAATCCCCTTGGACCTGTCTTTCAGACCGCCCAAAATCTGGATCATGTTTCATAATTGACTTGAACAATAGGGCGAGTTTGCCTTCGCCAGTGCCAAATAAATTATAGGCAGATGCGCCGAATAGAGGGTGTGGCAATTCCCCTAAAAGTTTTGCCACATCCTCTTGATCGCACCAAGAGCCATTAAATCCATCTTTGTAAGCTTTTAATAGCTCATTGGGTGTTTTAAACATCTTATTTTCCTTATGACTTTACGTTATCTTTGACCCATTTTACTAGTGAGTCTATTACTATAGTTACTACTGGAACAACTAAAGCTGTACCAGCGCCAAGATCAATGTGTGATAGGTTTTGGCCAACGTAAGTTAAAACGGCGGCTAAACCAACTAACACAGCATTCTTGACTAATGACACAAGATCATTTTTATTAAATTCGAAAGCTTTAGAGTCTAACATATTATACCTCTTTGAGTTCTGAGACACTGACTAAAAAACCACCATGTTCATGATCATTAATCTTGTAGGGATATCCTACCATTTGAACAAGTTTACCATCACAGTTTTTGCTAATTCGCATAAATTTGCGATTCATATCTAGGCAAGATTTAAATTCTGTTAGGAATTCTTCTCTTTCGTCCTCGTCAATGTATAAAACCCAATCAAATCCTTCGGCGTGTTGAAGCTTATTAGATGTTAGTTTACAGAAGTTTTCATTAGACCAAGTTATTCTACCTTTACTGTCTGTTTCAAACAAGGAGACTAAACTATAATGTAAAGCAGCTTTTGTTCGTTGTTCGATAATTTTTTGGCGTGTTTCCATTCTGTGACAAGTAGTTCTTAAATCAATTACAGCATCTTTTAGGCTATTTCCACCATTTGTGGTAAGTTCCTTTTTAATATCATTTATAGCTTTACTTACTAGCTCTTGACCGTTCATAAGTTTAATAACTGGGACAACAACTTTTACCCATACCAAACTCAAAAAGGTGCCTACGCCACCAAGTAAACTTAAAATAAGAGTAATATACTCTGGATTTTTAAAATCTATCATGATTTCTCCAAGAGCGAAGGCGATTATTGGTGCCTCACAACTTAATGCTATGAGGCACCTTTAATCTATTACAAATATCAAGACTCGTAAGCGTTCTTAGCTTTATAAGAAACAGTCGATGGACCGGATAGATAACCAAAGAAGTAGGTTAGATTGCCGGGAACCGCACGACTAACAGTTGCAGCAGCGTCTGTTGCTGAAGTTGAACCGTCTTCGGCCTTAACGTAATTAACGAGTGTACCAGCGCCAGTACCCTTGGTGCGACCGGGAACAATCTTACCACCGTTTGGTACAGCGAGAATGTCGAAAGCGGCAGTGGCGTATGTACCAAGTTGACGAGTTGTAACAAGTTTATTCATTGTTACATTGGTAGCACCGCCGGGGATGGTTAGTACTGTTGATGTTACATTATTAATTTTAGCAGCGTTGTCACCAGCGTTTACCATTATATAGTTTGTGCCGGGAGCGGGATTGTAGGCAATTCCAGCACCGCCAGCCTTGGCAACAGCGATACCGAAAGGGTCACTAGTACCATTGCTTGTAGCTGTATTTACGTATACTTTTGAGCCATAGTTATTAACAGAGGCATTGATAGCATTTAATTCTAGATTTTTGGTAGCACCACTAACATTACCGGCGTGAGCAATTGTCCCGCCATTATTGTTTGTAGCAGCCATTTTGACTGATGTTGTTGACATAGGATATTTCTCCAAGTAAATAAGTTAGTAAATTTGTCATATCCATGTCCTTACAAAAGTCCTGTTCCTAGATATTAATACACGACTACGCGAATTTTTTATTAATATTACGGATAATTTTATGCACTTTTCTTCTAGTACTTTCCCTGTTAGTGCCATACTTTTGAGCCATTTCTGAGATAGTCATATTGCTTGCTTTATCGACAAATATTTGCTTTTCTTCCTCGTTAAGCTCGTCCATTATATCGATCATCAAAAATGGATCTTTATTATCAGAGATATTATCATGCAATTTGCCACCGCATCTTTTAGACTTATTCTTAAACTTTATCTCTTTCATACATTCTATAAAAACACCATTATACAAATATGTTGTAAATTTAGCCGCTTTGTTTGGATCATGGTTCAAGAAAGCCTTCCAGAGAGCATTTATTTGGCAAGTATAGATGGTATCATTATCTAACTGACCCTTAAACCTCTTGGAAGCTCTGTTCATTATTTTGACTATATTTGTATCTTTTAATGCGCCTTCAATTTTATCATCAATACAACTCATATCAATCTCCTTTTATTAAGCTTTCTTCAATTTTATTTCTTACTTCTTTGAAATCAAACATCTGACCTATTCCTATAAAGAATCTGTATCTACTGCAAATTTTGAGTAACTCTATTCCCGGTATAGAATTCAATCTATCCTTTATTTTGGGAGTTATATCAAAGTTTGTATGAGCTATCCAACAATCAAAATTAGATAACATTGTTACGTCTTCTATTAGTTGCCTTGTAACTGGCAACATCATATTCAAATGAGAAGTATCTTTTATTTCAGCGTCATCCTCATCGCCCATGTCGCCATCTTGGTCATCATCTTCTAAAATCAAATTTTGCATAGCAATGTTTTGCATAATTGTATTTAGTAACGGTGATGAGAATTGCTTTTCTAGAAAATCTTCGTACTTTTGCCATCCAATTTTTTTAGTATACTTTTGCATACCGGAACTCCTTTTGCCATTATAGCATGTCGGAAGGTTTAATGCAAGGCTCGTCCTTTGTGCTATCTTTATGGGACTGTAGTATTTTGTATCTAGCTTGTTGACCAACGTGGGTTAAAATAGTTAGCAATACTTCTTGTTGATCATCGTTAATAAGCCCTTGCTTTAGCATATTAACGGTTTCTATATAAAAACTATCACTAGAGAGAGTGTCTAGGAGTTTGCATATAGCATTTATAGATTCAGCACCGTAATCGTCCATTAAAATATCAACACTAGTTTCAAGCTTTTGATTGATATTATATGTTATAGATACGATTGGTAATTTATCATCATTAACGATAATTTCTTCAGTTTGTATTTGTTTTTTCTTGAAGAAGTTAAACATGTTTGATTACCAAGTCTGCTGAATTATCCCAATTAAAATATTCAATATTCTTAAGAGAAGAGCTATCTGATACTAGGGAGTTGGATTGTTTTAAAGTGTGGACTTCTCTGAGGTGGTTAACAAATTGCTCTATAGCTTGATCGTCAATTTTTGCCCAGTTCCCGCACTTTCCATGAAACCACTTGCCATCGTAGGCTAGTTCTACATCCTGTATATCGACAAGCCTAGCGTTTGATCTTGTGCAAAATTCTGTGTGGGCAGAATAATTTGTTGTTATTACACTTTTGCCACTGACCATCATTTCTAATAGTTCTAAATTCCAACCCTCTGCTCTAGATGGAAATACTCCACAATCAGCATTTCTCATTATATTATACACTTCTTGCTGGGTTTGCTGGCGTGGAATTATCTTAATTTTATCTCCCAATTTTGAATTTAGGTATAAATCTATCCATTCTTGTTGTTCATTTGGCTTTAGAAAAGGATTTTCGCAAAGCATCCAAAGCTCTACGTTGTCGGATTTTTCAAACGCCATGTTAAAGATTTTATATAGAATATCGTGACCTTTTCTGACTTCCCATTTTCCACAATTTAAGAAAATAGTCTTATCATTTGGTTTTTTGGTTTCATCAATTTTGAATATTTTTTGATCAACGCCCAATGGTATAACATGAACATTGTCTATTCCAATATTGATATTATTAAGTATGACGGACTTTGCCCAGTGAGAGCATACAAATATACTATCTAATGAATTTAAATGGTGTTTTTCTAGATCATTAAATTCATCAAGCTCAAAGATGGGAAAACCTATTCTTTTTCCCCTTCCTGCAAATTGAGTCATATCATTTTGATGCCATATCTTAATACATGGAGCGTCAAAATCTAAATAGTTTCTATTTTGTAAGCATGTTGATATAAGATCGGCATCGTCTTGACTTGTTACTTGGGGTTGACCAATAACCCATAAACAAACAGGAATCTTTTTCGCCAATGATTTAACAAGATTTAAGCCTGTTATTCCATACCCTAATTGATTTATTGGACTTACAACATTGATCATTGTTCACCTATTGAATATTTGTGGTGTGAGTATGATGATATCATACTAGGATCTAACATAATTTTCCATCCATCTTGTATCATTTGATTATGAAGCACAACGTGGTCTGGATCTACATATCCAAAACTCCATTCCTTTGCTCCATATTTTTTATTTAATAGAGCAGCTTTTTTATAAATCGCCATTCCTCCAAAATTAGATTGAACTTCAAAAGGTTCATCTCCACGGTTTAAAACAATTTCGTTGAATGTTGGCGTTGACAAAATATGAAGTCCTTTATTCCAGTTTTTTGGCCTAAAAGCAAAAGAATCGTACATGACATATTTTTTAACTTCAGCATCTTCTAGATTAAGTTTGCCATATTTATCAGCTAAAACACCATAACACGTAACGGCACCATTACATTTATCATTTTCTATTGTTAAGATAGCGTGTTTTATTCCATCGTATGACCATCCACCCTTTAAATCTAAATCTAAAACGCATATATAATCAAAATCTTCTTCTGTGTTTTCGATATACGATAGATATTTATTTCTACATTCTGATAAAACTTTACATCTATTATAATGGTAGATGTCTTCTCCAGATTTTATTTTTTCAATATAATCTTTGTCTTCCCTGTGTTCTGATAGATATACCACAGAATCACATCTATTTTTCTGTAGAACATTTAGCGTATCATCAGATGAGTCATTTTCATATATAAATATCTTGTAATTCTTAAAAAGGGTTCCAGTTCTATGTAATCTACTTATATTTAGATCTAAAATATCTCCAACATTTCTACATATTCCACAAAAAAGTATAGAATTTTCTTTGCAGATTTTTCCACCTTCTTTTACCTTATAATGATATAGCGGTATATTTAGCGCTTTAAATAAATCTTCTGGAAAATTTGTATTCATATGTCATTCTTGATTAGAGAAAAAGATCCATCGTCCAAAATCATTGATATTTGATATCGAATCGACATGGTTTAAGTAATTTATTAATGATGCACAATCTCCAAAAATATGCTGATGAGGTAGCATAAAAAATAACCAGTTTGGGGCTTTTTGTTTTCCTTGTTCGCACCATACTAGTACGGGTTTCTTTTGTCTATTAGCAGTTACAATTTCTTCATAGGTGCCACAGGCATGTACATTTAAATCAATGTGAGCAATAATGAAATCAGATACATCAACGCATCTTAAATCAGCACATCTAATAATAGAGTAATTCTTTTTGATTTTGTCATACTGGCCTGTCTCTTTATAATACTCAATCCACTGACGAGTATAGTCATCCTCTAAAGAATTTTCTACCGGTTTTGTGCAAGGATCTAGAATTTTTACGCCTAAAGACTTAAGAGTTGGTGAGATTTTATTTCTCCAAGTTACTCCACCGTCAGGCACTCTATCCATAGCACCAACGAGATATGTTTTTGTATTTTTAAGTTTATTTATTGAATCCATTATCTATACTCCACCACACCTTTTTAATATCCAACGCATTTATTATTTGTTCGCACTTATCACAGGGTTTACTGCATCTTAATTGACCGTGCTTATTAAGTCTAATAATAACCATCTTTAATGTACTGTCTATATAATGCTTTCCCCAAAGTCTAGATATTAAATCGGTTTCTGCATGTAGATATGGATAATCATTATCTATATTAAATCTTTGGGATAGTAGTAAGGCTTGCGTATGGGTTTTTTCTGGATTATTTTGTCCTATAGCAAGTAATTTATTTTTTTTATATCCAAATGCGAAGTGGAAAAATTTATTTTTTGTATTTCTGTTCATTTTAGCTTTTGGTAAGAGACTAATTGCTATCTCAAAAGATTGATCTATTATATTCATTTTTGGTTCTTCATTGCTATTTGAATAAATTCCACAACGCTAGATGGTGAATTTGTACCAAATACACTCTGTGCTTTTTTATGAGCTTGTTTTTTCTTGTATCCTATTCCAATAAGAGCGTCTACACAATCTTGATATAAAGCATTATTCGATATGGGTACAATGAAATTCTGAACTAAACACGGATCATTCTTCATGAAACCAATATTAACTAAGTCATAATTAATAGTTTCACCGGATAATTTTAATGAATTGTGCATTTTAATTGCGTTATAAGCAATAATTAACAATGCAACTATAGAGAATAATATTCCTACAGATGGTGATGGTTGGGGATTCATATTAGTATTCCTGTATAGTTCGGCAACAATAAAGATCATTCTACAACATCTTTCGTCAAAGTCAATGGGCAAACTTGAAAAAAATAGCCCGACTGCATTTCTGCGAATCGGGCTACTTTTCCACAACACTATTTAGTTAACTGAATTCACTCTTTAATTTCTTGAGATACAGTATTGGTTGGTCCAAGAGAAATTTCATCTGCCATTACGCAAACTGAATTCCTAGTGTTACCTTCCTTGTCCTGATAGTCATCAATTTTAATCTTTCCTTGAACTCCAACTAAACGGCCTTTTGTGAGATGATCCTTTAGAGCTTCTGCCATCTTACCAAAGCATAGAACGTTAAGGAACAATGTTTCATCATTCCTGCGGTCATTGACTGCCATTCTAAACTTAGCCATAGTTGTACCCTTCTGGGTAACACTGTGCTCTGCATCCTTTGTTAAACGACCGCAACCTAGCCATGTATTAATATTCATACTTTCATACCTCCAATGCTGAACGAATTCTACCACGAACTACCTGAGTATTGCCGTGATTATAAGTACCTAGCGTGGCACTATAAATATTCCTAGCAAAATTTCTTGAGAGTCCTAGAATCCTTGCTGCAAATTCTGTATCCTCTCTTGTGTTATCAAAAAAGCCATAGCCAGACTTATGAGCTAAAGCTGTGATTGGATTCAAAGTAAAGCCCTTGAATGTTCCACTCTGAATAGTGGCGAGAACCTTATTACCACTAACGTCCCAATGATAAGCATTGGCAACATTTTCCAATCGATCAAAAAACTGACTGTAATTCATAATCATTTCTCCTAATATATTACTAGATCATTCTACTGGAACTTGAAAACTATTCTGCAACTCTTTACTGTGAGATTCGTAGTATTGAATCAACTTGTTAACTTCTTCTTCTAAAATTTGCTGCTGTGCCCTAAGTTCATTAATTTTTCTCTTAACATTTTCTAGGTGAGCAGCGGCCATTTCTTGTAAAACTTGAATCGTCATAATGTCTCCTTTGAACTATTATACTGCCTAGCTGTTGCGTGTGCAATCAAAATTTTTGTTCGTATGTTAGGTAATCTAATACTTGCTTGTGTGTCCAGCTTGGTTGATAGTTACCCTCTGTGCTTAATTTAGCAAGATCTTGATAATCATTTTGAAGTTTACAAACTAGCGTGGCAATAAAAACTAAATTGTTGTTTTTGATGCACTCTTTTATTAACTGCATCATCTCGTCTACATCCTTTTTATTTTCTTCCATTTTCCCACTCTTCCAGTTGTATGTTAGCTTCATTAAATAACTCTCTTGATATTGAGAAATCAAGCTCCCATCTCATTCTATCTGTTGTGTTCTTATATGACACTACTCTTTTAATTCCAGATTGAATAATCATACCAGCACATCTTGGACATGGCATAAACGGATAAGTATATATTGTACACCCATCAAGAGGACGCTTGGCAAACATTAAAGCATTATTTTCAGCATGAACTATAATTTGATATTTTGAATCTCGGTGATTTAATCTATCGTTATCTTCTATACCTTTTGGAAAACCATTAAATCCAACTGAAACAATAATATTTTGATCATCAACTATAACCGCCCCAACTTTTGTTGATGGATCTTTTGACCAAGACGATACCAATTCAGCTAAATCTAAAAATCTCTTATCCCAATTTGTTAAATTCATACCATAATAATCCTAAATTTGCAAATGAATATCCAGCCCACATTAATGAGTGAGAATAATCTTTCTGTATAAAACATGATATTGAGTTTACCATGTACAATGCGGTTGAGATTATAATGCTAACTATTGCTGCCATTAGAGTGTCTTATCAAAGTGAGTCCTATTCACACGAATAAATTCAGCACACTTGGGTAAGTCTTTTAAAGAGTCTGCACCAACATAAGCACAGGCACTTCTTATTCCACCCAATATATCTAACATAATATCAGAAACATGTCCTTTATATGGAACCGATAGTGTTCTTCCTTCGCTAGCTCTATAGTTCTTAATACCACCATATTTCTCTTGAGCCTTATGCGAACTCATGCCATAGAATGTTAGTTTCTTTTTTCTTTTCTCTGTATTATAACCGGGATCAAATGGTTGCCAAAATGGTCCAACTAATCCAGCAGCTTTAGATTGATATTCATATTCCCATTCGCCTTCACATTCGTCTGCACCAGCAAACATTCCTCCCAGCATCACAAAGTCTGCATTGGCTGCAAAAGCCTTTACAACGTCTGCGGGAGTCCTACAACCACCGTCTGCACAAATCAACCCCATGCGTTTATCTTCGCTCTTTAAACCGTGAGCGGCATGTCCACACTCTATTATAGCTGAAAGCTGGGGATATCCAACACCAGTTTTTAATCTTGTTGTACAGGCTGAACCGGGACCAATTCCAATCTTAACAATATCCACGCCACCGTGAAGAATTAGTTCTTGTACCATTTCTGGAGTGCATACATTTCCAGCCATTATAATGGGGCGACTACCAAAAGTTTCTCTAACTTTACTACAGAAATTCACAAAGTTATCAGTATAGCCATTCGCAACATCTATACAAATATTAGGAACATCTTGAATTCTTTCGACTAACACAGAAAGTTTTTCTATGTCTGAATCTTTGATGCCCATACTATACCAGTACGTGTTCAAATCTGTAATATTTTCACAATATTCTTCTACTGTATAGTGTTTGTGTAGACATGTTATGGCATTAAACTTTTGCAATGCTTGAGCCATAATAAACGTGCCAACAGAATCCATATTTGAAGCACAAATTGGCGTTCCATACCATTGTTGTGACGAGTGGAAAAAATTAAATGTTCTTTCAATATTTACGTCTTTTCTAGATGCTGCCATACTTCTTTTTGGGAGCAAAAGAACGTCGTCAAAATCTAATTTTATGTCATTATTTATTTTCATTGCTAACTTTCTTACATAATTCTATAAATTCTTGCATACTCATATCCATTTTAATCTGATTTATTTTTTTATGTACCCAATGCACGTTATCTTTAGTATATCCCATATCGTTATTTATTCTATCTAGAGATGCTGTGGTTTCTATTCTATGGTGCAATTTTCCTCTTCGTCCAAATTTTATATCTAAACCAGATAATGCGCATTTTTGATTTTGTTGTTCAAATATATCCCAAGCGTCTTTAATATTTAAATCAAATAGAATATTTCTTTTGTTTGCATTTCTAATATATTGATACCATATTCCACCCTGTATGTCTTTATATCCCTTCCATTTTCTATGCAATGATCCTATTGTTGTTTTTCTACAACCGCACGTTTTTGTTACTCCAAACTTATTTGTTGGTATCGTCTTTTCATTACCACATTCACAAATACATTTATACTTTGAAATTTTATTATTTTCTCTTATAATTTCTAATATTTGAAGATTATATTTTTTGTCGCCTATATTATTTTTCACTTTAATACCTCTTGCTGTGTACCGATCATATATTTATATACACAATAACTGGTATTTTAATAGATCCATAATTTTATAAATAATCTTGATGGAAAAGGTAAGACAGTAATTATTTTAAGAGTAAACGGGGTGAGTTTCCCCATCCCCGTTATACTCTCAAACATTCAATCACACACTCATCAACTTCTTACTAAGAACCGAATTAATCTTGTCAAGCTTTGCTGTAACTTCAACAACCCATTCGCGGTTACGCTTCTTAGTTGCCATGTAAGCCTTGTCCTGCTCTGTCATATGGATGATCTTATCGAAGATGCTATCAAACTTAGACACAACTTCATAGCGACAAGTGCGAAGCTTTTGGAACTTATGATCCGTAGGAACGCTAACAACGTCGCGGGGATTAACCTTGCAAATCATAAGCTGATTTCCACCATCATTGTCACCATCTTCATCAAGATTAATACCACCATAAGACTTAGCATAATCGATAGCACCAACGTGCAAACCCTTGCCACAACCATTATCACGATTACCGTCTACTTGACTACGTGGCACTGAGCATACGCTACCAACTGAATTATCAAACGTGCCAGAATAGATATCTTTACAGTCTGAACGAACAGCCTTATATGCCAAGAAGTGCCCGTCCATAGTAATAGGCATGTGCTTATTCTCCATAAAGTCAAACAATTCAACGATAGCATGGTCAGAAGGATTCTGGCTCATATTATCAAGGAAGTTAAGCATCGGCTCAAAAGGAAAACCCTGCTTGACCATATCCAGAATTGTGCTGGTAAACATATTGGGCATCTTAATACCATCCCAGTTCAGAACACCGTCCGCACAATTCACATAGCCCTCGCAATAAGAATTAAGATGAGACACGATATCGTAGCAAGCTTCGAAATGCTCAACATTATTATTCTTAAGATGATTGACCAGCTTATTATAATTTGGGTGGGCTTTGCCAAAGTTATACGTTTGACTGCTGACCACCGCTGTAACGTTACCGTCATTTGCAATAATATATTTCATGATATACTCCTAGTTTAGACCTTTCACAGTGTGTTATTGTTCTCAATGCAGTCGATATAATCGGCCACAAGTTGCTTATCAGCTTCGCCCCAGACATTGGCGGCAAACTTAAGCATGGGATACTTCATCATTTCCTTATCAAATTCTTTCGAAAACTTATCAGTGTTGATCTTCACGTTGCTAAAATTGACCGCTTCAACGCTGTGCAGTTTTTCTGCCATACCTTGAATAGTATACATGTCGGCTGAGATGTTGTCAATCCTCTTCCTGTATTCATTATACTCTGTCGCAATCTGCTTTGCTTTGCAATTAGTCTTAGTCATGTTGAGAATATCAATCCAGCGATCATTCCTAGAGGCAGACAATGGGCTGCGAGTATTCACAGTGATAATATCTTCGCGGTGCTTTTCAACAGCATCTGCGAAAACAGTCTCAAGCAAATTGCAACCATTAGTCCAGTTGTCTCGCTGTTCCAGTTTACGATTCTTAGCCACAGAAGGCTTAACAATATAAAACGTGGCATCGCTAACAACTTCGCTATAGTTTTGATGAACCCAAGTCAGTACATCTTGCAGATACCTAGTATCGACATGTGAATAGCCGATCTTGATAGTATCTTTCGCTTCGATGAAATAGTGGGCGTTTTCGAACTTTACGCTCATGTTACACACTTCAAACTTGCCAGTTTCTTCATTATAGACTTGAATTTGAACAGCGGGCAAACCGTCTGAATTACCATAGCTTTGACGATTGTACTCAACCTTGGGAAGATTCGACGTAAGGATCACATCCTCTTTGGTTGCTCCACCCATGATATCATACAGCTTGCAACTGTCAACAGTCTCTCCACTAGAAAGCTTGTAGCAGTAGCAGACCTGACTATTATTAGCATCACGCATCATTTGACGAATCCGACTAACGCCACCGCGATTAAGATCGTCAACAATAAACTTGGTTTTAGTACCGAAGAACATATGTTCGGCATTCTTCTTAACCTCAATCTTTTTACGCCACTGAGACTTTTCAAAAATATCTACGCTGCAACCCTTAATACCAACACTTTCAGCAGCATTACTATCAAAAAGCTTGGTATCATTCCAAGTAAGAGATTTATGCAGTGATTCAACAGCAGTCTTGATAGAATGGCACTGATCACTAACCTGTACATATTTCTTACGTGCTTTAAACAAAGACGGTTGACTCTTAATTTCTTCTTGAATCTTGACCGCGATCTCTTCAGCAATAGTACGTGCCATGTTGACGATATTAGTCTTAGTTTCCTTGCTATAAGACAAAGATTCACGACTAGGAGTAATATCAACATCACCAATCTTTACGAAAAGACGCAGACCGCTGGAATCTTGAATAAAACTAACAGTCTTATTATCAAAACCGCTATTCATAAGCTGGTAGTGATCAAGGGGGTATGCAATCTGACCCATGATAATCAGATTGTCAGAACTGTTATCATCAAAATACCAGTTGGTTCCCTCAATAACCTTGTTGGGATTTTCATAAGAAATAGATTCACCGATAAACTTGGGGCGAACCTTGAAGAACTCATAAACCTTATGAGCCTCACGAATAAATCGATTAACGTCGTTATCTTGAACACTGATAGAAACCTTGATGCCATTAGGCTCAGTCGTTTCAAAAGTATCCATCAGAGAGAACACGGGGCTACCATCCTCATTCTTATAGGCAGCATAAAGCCTACGCTTGCCATCAAGGAAAGCCTCAACAGTAAAACTATCAGAATAAGCAAAGGGAGCCTTGCTACCAAGACCAAGACAACCCACAGCGTCATTACTATTGTTTCGCGTACTGCGGAAATATGTTGTATAAAGTTGCATACAGCTATCGTGATCCATGCTGGTGCCGTAGTCACGAATAAAAAACGTAGGTTCAAGCTGCGTGGGCAGATGAACATCGAACGGAACGTTGACCTTGCCAGCCTCAACGTGCGAATCATACGCATTGGTAGAAAGCTCACGAACAACCGCGAGAATCTTGTTAGAATAAAGACCGTCAGACAGAATGAAAAACGCTTTAGACGAAGCTTCGATGCTGAACTTTGACTCTTCAAAGTTACCAGACTTTTCAATGACGTTGGTGCTAGCGTGAAGTTTCATAATTGCTTATCTCCTAAAAGTGCTAAGTGACTGAATATGCTTTGATTCTACACCATGTATCGGCGTTGTCAAGCAGCAGACTTGAAATTTTTTTCAACCGTTCTGGTATACGCAAAAAGATATGGGTTCTAAGTCAAAATCACTTAGTTCTCCATCGACAAACTCTTCCCATTCAGAAATAAATTGATCTAAAAGTTGAATATATTCTTCACAATATCTGTAGGATATATAATCATCGATATCATTTTCCCAGATTATAATTCCATCTCTTCCAACATCAATATCTCGTACATCTCTTTTGAAGAATCTAGCACTTAAATATTGCAGCGGGGATGTGGTAGAATTTTTAACTGCCCTAATAATATCGCTTTCGGACATATCAAGCTTGATCATTATTCCACTCCAATGCTTGAGAAACAACTGGTAATTGTTGAATAAAAATTTCCTTAACGCTATTAGCTATATCCATATGTTCTTTCTGTGTGCCATGAGAAGATCGTAGATTTATATAGTGAATCCATGATCTAATGGTGCCACTCATATATAGTCTTGTTGGGACTGCTAGTGGCAATACAAACCTTGCACATTCTTTAGCTATACCATCTGCAATCATGCCATCATAAATAGCCTTAGCTTTAGAAAAATGTTCACGAATTTGTGTATTCCATTTTACTTTAATCTCATCAGATATATCATCAATGCTATTTTGACGATTCTTATTGTCTTGCCGCCTTAATTCAAAAAGTGGAATATCTTCTGCTAATAGAGTGGCATCTGCATATCGTTGGCTAAACTCTTGAAATGTAAAACTACGGTGGCGAAGAATCTGTGCCGCTATACCTCTTGTGGTATTAATCTCTACGGTCATAAAACCTTGCTCAAAAATACTCCAATGCTCATGAGCGATGCAATACTTTAATAGTTTTGCATAATTATCACTATCTTGTCCATTTGGATTACTTACCTTAGCACAATACGCCATAAGCTTTTCAACGTCTGGAGTGATACTGATTAGTTTTACATTATTCATTTTTGCATTGACTCCTCATGGGATATTATTCTTTTATAAGCAAAACCCATTCCAAATCCCTGCATATAAGACTGCTTGACTAAATCTAAATTTTCTAACTGTTCTTCTATGCTTTCTCTATTTTCTTTAGCCCAATTTATAAAACTAGATTCTTCATCAGAAATATCATTTGGGCCAATATCGACTAAGTATACATAATCATATGAGTAAGCTACTTGTCTTAGTCTTGTGTCGATTGTTCCAAATACAATGACTCCACCTTCTTTGTATATACTGGTTACAACAACGTCATCCAAGAATGTATTCATTAGATGATCTCCAACCTTAACATTTAATGCGTGATCAATTCTCATTTGGTGTTATCCTACTATCTATGTTGTCTTCGTCCTTATACTTTTGCATAAATACATTGTAAGCATCTTCTAGACTTTCTGCCATTCTTAATATCCATAAATCATCATGGCCAAGAATTTCATAGTTATCTATATCTTCGATAAGATATTCAAGAAGATGTTTATAGCCCACATCTGATATCAATTTTTTAATTTTTTGTTTATCCTCTAAATAACTAGAGGGAGCTTTGTTGTATTCTCTTAAGTCTAACATGTTCAATTTTTCTTTTGGGTGAGCTTGCATCTAACTATGATAGCCCACCAAGTCAATTTTGTCAATAGCAAGTTATAGAATTTCAAAATAAGACATTAAAAATCCAATCATATATCCTAAACAAAAACCCTGTATGCTCAATACTATATAAAATTTATGGCCTATTTTTAATTCTGTCAAGATATCTTTTACAGTCTTCGATAACATTGGTATTCCAACTCCTATAATTCATTAAATGACCAAACACAAAGTGACAAGGATCGTCGCATAAAGAAATCAAATTATTTGGATCTAATTCTAATTCTGGATTTAAATGAAATGGTTTTATATGATGAACCTCTATCTTTTTATTTCTTCCACATGCTGCACAGTCTGGATTATTTTCTAGATGCTCTTTCCTTATTATAGCCCAGCGTGGCGACCTAGCACCATATTCGTCTGTTCTGAAAAAATACTTTAGTAGTTTTTGAAAAATCATGGTTTGGCTTGCTCTGCCTTTTCTATGGTATCCATTACCTCTTTTACCCAATCAATAAATAAACTAACTCTAGTATGTCCAGACCAATCATTAATATTTGAATCTAATTTTTTATCTTCCGTAAGAATACAGGAATTTATTCCTGCTAGTTTTTTATCTATAAATAAACCACCACCACTATCGCCATGACATATCAAAAATTCTAAACTGGTTCTTGGCCCATCTTTTAAAGAACATATCAATAAGTCTCTATCTATAGCTTCTACTGTATTTGATCCTGCTCTTTTAAGATTATCTACTTTTCTTTCTGTGCTTTGAAATGTTCCAGTAACTCCATATCCAGCCATGCTACAAATTTTACCAACCTCATCGTCTTTGCTATATAACTCTGGATAAAAAGATATATTGGCATCTTCTTTTAAATGCCCTATTCCAATATCGTATTTTCCAAATTTATTTTCTTCATATGAAGCATGGTGCTTTATGAAGTCTATTGGTATAGTTTTTTTACCAACAACAATTCTACAATTTTTACTACCTTTAATTACGTGTGCGGCAGTTAATAACCATCTAGGTTTAATAACTACTGCTGATGCGTAAAAATATGTATTATCTTTATTATCGTAATTTCCTTCTAGTTTTACTACAGACTCATGCTTATCGCCATATTCAACATATTTAGAATCTGGCACGTTTTGGTCTATTGTGCCAGCTATCAAATTATTCTCTAGAAATAGACAGAAAAGTATTAATATTAGCTTTTTCATGGCGATATCCCTTCGGTGCCGGTTATGAAATTACCAATACTATATACACCTTTCCATATAACAATAAAGGGATAGCCGATGGGCTATCCCCTTATCTGTGCCAATAAATTGACTTATTTACTCTTCTCGTACCAAAGTTACTCCAAATTCTCCCGGCTTTGCTGGAGGAATGGTATCGGCAGCGGTAAACTCTAATACTGCTGGGGAACTTACGTTTCCAGCATCATCAACGTCAACCAGTGTTAGAACAACGTTGTCATTTTCTGCAAAGGAAAACTCTCCGAATGAAGTAGTATCATTTGAGTTTGTGGCTACTTGTGATACTTCACCATTAACAGTTACTGTTAGCCTACGCTCGACAACATCGTTATCTACAACTGGTCCAGCGGTTACATTATAAACTAGTGACATGTTACCCTCTTTTTTACGAACAAGCGTGGATTTAAATGCTATTGGATGGATTGTTCGCATATCCATTTTTCGCAATTGATTGATCAATCTCAGTATAGGTCGATAACTACCCCAATAAAACATCATTACCCCCCTATCGGTAAGTAATCATAAAAGTTATACCTAAGCTTTGGTTCCAAACATATTGTACCAGTTTGAACATTGTTTTGCAATATCTGATTTTTAACTATGTTCTCTGCCATTGCTGATATTTCTTTGTTCGCTGGACCATGACCACTTCCATGATAGCTTTGACTACCGGCCCAAACATAAATATAGAATATATTTTCGATGTCAACGTCTTGAGTATAATTACCGTATTCTTGACGCAATTTTGATATTAAAGATATATCTAAAGCGCATGAATCTTCAGATTCATCATATTTAGTAGTTTCAAAAACCTTTCTAGTAAACATGTGCGTACTATGAAATACATTCTGAGCGGTGATAATATTTTTTTCTTCTACTTCATAAAAAGCATTATGAGTATGGAATAAGCCATTATTTAAATGATCATAACTATATGATAGTCTATTCCTTAGAAATACATCATCATCTTCCCAAGTGGCAAGTATGTCATACTTACAAAGATTAATATTGTGATTAAATTTTTTGCCGAGCGGTGTTATTCTTTGGGGGTTATTAATGATTGTGACTTCTGGATGATCAAATATGAGTTCCTGTTGATCAAAATCATTCAATATAACCAATTCTTTTGGTCCTTTGTAGTCTTGCTCAAGAAAACATTGAATGCTATTTTCTAATAATCGCTTTGGACGACCATACGTTGAACAATAGCATGATATTCCCGGTAATGGTATATGATTATTCATGCTTATTCCTAAATACAATAGAATATCTAGTATCTTCAACTGGAGATATTGAATGATGCCAGTGCCATCTTATAGAATTTTTCATTTGTATTAACATTTTTGGCATTAAAATTAAATCAAAAGTTTTTCTACCATTCGTAAAAATCATTTTACATGGTGATCTTAAACTTAAGATGGTAACTATTGGGCCGCTTGCAACTCTATCTATATGTGGAGCTATGAAATCCCCTTTTAGGTATTCATTGATATTAATAGTATCTGGTTTATATTTTAATATATTGCTGTCAACAAGCTTATTAGATATCTGATCTATAATAGGTGGAAAATCTAATTTTACATGATTATTCTCACACATTTTAATATCGCCATATCTTTTAACTTTATTCCTATTCATATATCCAGTAGAAGTAAAATCAATTAATTCGTTCTCTATTTCTTTTAGCAATAGATCATGTTCGTCATCAGAAATAAAATTATTATATATTCCTAGCCCAAGCAGATTATAATCGGTATTTGTCATAATTATCCTATTTTGGTGTATATTTGTGTGATGGTATGTAAATATTTACAAAATAATGATGGAGTACAAATCATGGCTTATTATTCTGATCCAACAAATCTTTTTACCGGTTACGTCACAGATGAGGGTGGTTTTGCCGTATTTCCAGTTAGCAGTTTACCAACATGTTCAGGCAATCCCGCAAATTTAACAGATATTAAAGAAATTCTTTTTTCTATGTTAAGCGTTATTGATGATGATTATGCAGCATTGCCAGTTTATGCTAGCGGTGTAAATACTCAGACAAAAGCTAAAAATTTCACAATATCCTCAACAATTAATACTAATCCAGATAATACAACAAGAAAAACATTTAATGTTAGCTTTATAGCTAATACTCAAATTTTAGACGTTTCAGACGAACCCGAATATAATCCTGACTGATTTTAGTTAAATTTTTGATATTTATAATGGAACCCTCGGCATATATGCTGGGGGTTTTATTATTTATACCTTACACAAGCATACCATCCATTACGACCACGGGCAACTCCAATTTCGATTGGTGTTTTTTGACCCCAATAACAACAATTTCTGACTGCGGCATCCGCACTGTTGCTACTAAATCCTACCCCCTCATAACCACTATTGCCACCACAATGACCCATGCTGCAACGATTAGCTTGTATTTCAGCAACACCCTGTGCTGATGAATTGCTAGTATAACTATATGTTTTAGGTTTGCTAGAATAATATCTAACATTACCTTCTGCATAAGCCGTGATCGTTGACATAGCCATTATTACCATAAATACCATAAAAGTTTTCATTGCATCCTCCTTGATGTAAATCTTGATAGTTAGGAAAAGACTCCCGAAAGTGTGCATTGTTAAGAGGCATCGGGAGTTTTCTCTTTTCCATTATTGATTAGCGAACAACGCTGCGAACCCGTGCTACCGTGCGTCGGCCCACATTGCGTGTTGCTTCTACAGTTCGCCTAGTGACCTGTACAGGCACGTTAATAATTTCGCGGGCGACTGAAACTGTTCGGCTGCGTAGGCTACACTGACCATTTACGCACTCGCCAGCACTAGCAACGCTACCGCAAACAATAATCGCAAAACAAGCAATCAAACTCTTCATAAACTTCTCCTTAGTTAATAAAAACTATCACGCTTCCATACGGATCAACTAACCACATTGTAGTATCGTCAAAACCGTTTTGCAACCTTTAATTTTTCTTATCAGTGGACCAGAGGGGAATCGAACCCCTGTCCAGAGTAAACATCAACATAAACGTCTACATTATTATTCAGTTGTTATCACACTACTGACAAAGCTATCAGAATTATCTGAGTCAGATTGAGTACAATCATCATCCCTATTTATGTCTGGTAAGGCTACCATATCCGATTATCGGAGTCAACATGATTTGGTAATAAGGCTCATGTCGCCCCACTCAGTACCTAATCTAATTAGGCAGCGAGAGCGAGAGTTACTTCGCCAATTAACATTTTTAATCGGCTTTTATACTGGCCAACCGATCAACCAGTTAATGCAGTTTATATCTATTTTACCTGTCGATACCTGTACTGGCCCGTTTTCTATTTCAAAAAATTATACAATGATTTATAACCGTTGTAGCCTGTGCTACGACCAATCTCTCTGCCATTTTGCATGATTACAAAGGTTGGCAGCACTTTGATATTATAGCCCGTGAAGGCATCTTTGTCAACACCGTGATCTAGTTCGATGATATCATAATTTTTAATGACTTCAGAAAGTTTATTGTTTTTATTAATGTCATTCTTAGCTACTTGACAGTAATGGCACCAATCTGCTGAAAAAATTAAAAGAGTTTTCTGTTGGTTTTCATAAGCGAGAACAGTTGATATTGAGATAAGAAAGGATATTAAGAACACAGAGATAAAGCTAGAGTTTTTCATAGAAAACCCTCCATTGGCTAATATGTATAACTATCCTTAGTATATACACCTAAATCTATTGATATTAAATAGACTCAGGAAATACAAAAGCAGGGCTGGCTTTTACACCAACCCTGCCTCGTATTTACTTCTTTAAACTCTCTAGCGTACCGCAAATACATTTATCGCAACATGGTATGCCGGGATAACATCTATTTCCTTCGCATTTATTTCTACAATCTGGACCACAATTTACATTACCACAAGTACAAACCGGCTTACATGCAGAGATAAATAAAGCAAAAATTAATAATATAACTTTGGTCATGTTTTCAGATCCTTTCTGCAATGAAAGAATAGATAATACAGACTTACCAAAGCTAATACACTAACAAGACCTCCAACAACCCAATACTGTATGAAAGGAATAGTAGTCATAAATCACCTCATTGAATGGATTCTTCAAATAATTCAGCCTGTAACACCGGTGGTTTTTTGGTAATTGATTTAAAATTTATTTTAGTTATTTGTCCACGGGGATGAGAGTGAGATGCTTCTAAAAAACATTTATCTTCACCGTGTTGATCATGATAACCTTTAAATCTCCAACTATAACTTTTAATGATTTCCTCTGGTTGAATTTTATCATCATAAAGTTCACCCTCTACTTCGAATGATATAATTCTTTTAAATGGCTTTGGCATACTCGCCTCCTTTACCCACTAATTCCTCTGTGGTATGGTCTTGTAGAAGTTCTGGGCAATGTCTACCAATTTCAACTTCTAGTGTTGCATTTGGGTAGTTATATTTTTCTCTGTAAATATAATCCTTGATACTTTCAAGCATATCTATTTCGTCCATATGTGAAACTATATAGTCCACATATCTTCGTGTTAAATATGCTTTATTTTCAATTGTGACTTTTAGATTTTTCATGGTAGCACCTTTAATTTGTAAGAGTGTCTACATAATCATCTTGAAAGATTTCACGTAGAATTTCTGGATTCTGTCTCTTAATCTCTCTATATAAATGCTTGTGTGTATACCTATTCTTTTCTTTGAATAGATACTCACGTAGAGCATCTCTAATCTCCATAAAGTCCATATGAGCTATGATAGCCTGTATGTACTTATCTTGTATCTCTTGACGATTAGAATCATCGATACGATCAACGAAAAAACAACTCATAAATCACCTCCATAGGACAAATAATTTGTCTATGACTACTTTCGCCCATAGTTTAAAGATACTGGCGAATGTCTTCAGTGACTTGCAACATGGCTTGCTTCACGCCCGCCAACATATTATACCATCGTACTTACTTATTTACAAAAGATTCTTCACTAAACAAAGCTCTACCAATAGCAATTTTAACACCAAGTTTTTTATTAAAACCATCGCTATTGGAGCATCTAGCAGTACCTTGAGATGTATGACCATCATTATCGGTAATTGTAACAATAGTCTTTCCACCCTTTGTTTTATAGTGACCGTACTGATCACGTTCGCGGAAGTGCATAACACGTACCTTATATCCCAAATGCCTAAGATCGTCTACCGTGCTGATGTGGTGCATATTTACTCCTTACTTATAGATCGAAACAATTTTACAAATATAATCAAACAAATAATTATTCCAATAATAGATATTAATATTCTTGAAGTATCGTCATGAATAAACGTTGGACATATTGGGCGACGAACTATAGAAACTTGTGCTATCATATTTTATTATCTATAACTAGCTGTGCATGAATTGCTTCTATAGCTTTTGTTAGTTCAAACATTCTTTCGTATTCTTTAAAAACTCCATCTCCATCTGGATATGACTCATAAACTGTTTTCCCGCCACAGTATGGATACTCCGCTGTGAATTCTCCATGCCTGAGTCTGAGATACCCAACTCGTTTATTATTTTTATCATATACTTCGTATTGTTCTGGGCAAGCAAAACAAGTACGCACAAGATCATACTCATATGTTGCTATTGTTTGTATCTTCATTAGTGTTTTTTCTTCTTGTTTATATTTTTATCCAAGTGGTCAAAATATAATTTTTGGTGAATCTCTTGATGCTTTTCTTTTTCTTTGCGTAATTTTTTATGATGCTTGTCTTCTACTAGTTTAATTTTAATTGCTTTGGTGCCAGAATAAAGCATAAATATCGGAACAGCAATAACAGCTAATAATACAACGTATGAAAAATAAGACAATACCGTTATCAAAAACTGTAAAAATAAAATGCAGTAGTATGAGAAAGGTGCTTCTGTTTTAAAGTATTCCATCCATTCTGGTTCAAACATATTTATTAATAGCCCCAGCAGGAATCGAACCTGCAATTAGAGATTAGAAATCACTCGTTATATCCATTTAACTATGGGGCCGCTTTCAAGCAAAACCTATTTTTGTCTTTTCAGCAATTGTTACTTCAATTTGATCATTATAAAACCACCTAGTATCGTATGAGCGACCATTCCACCATCCGCATTCATATGTTACGCTATTATCACCATGAATAGCAATACTATTTATAGTTCCATAAACGTCTTCTGCCAGCTTAACCTTGCTGCCAATGCTATAAACTTCAAGTTTCATTGTTATATCCTTTTCTGTTTGCGTAAAGTGGTACGATTTCTTGAGGGTTGATGTATGGGTTTAAACAGAGTCTAAGATCATACAAGTCTCCTCGTTTATTCATTCTAGCCCATGCTACTGGTTTGTCAAGCTGACTACGAAGATTATCGACCTCTTCACGCAGTTTCTTTAGTTCATCTTTGGCGTTGTTTGTAATAAATAAACTAGCGCCAGACTTCAAAGCAAAATCAATTATAGCATCCAATGGTGTAGCATTTTCATTCATAATAATTTACTCAATTAATGGGTTATAGTCAAAATTTGGTGGTTGATCATCTTTAAGAAAATGTCTACGCTCTTCACGTAGTGCTGCTATTTCTTTTCTTTGAGTTTTAATCTCAGTCTTAAGAGAGTCTATGATATATTTCTGTTGATCAATAGTCTTTTGTAACTGATTGATATAATTGTCCATATCAAACATCGGGTTCTTGTTTTTAAGCATAGTTATTCCTGTACTTTTGTTCCCATATCATATGGGTATCCATGTTCTGGATCATCACTATACACTCCTTCGTACTCATTGTCAAACCAAGGAATTTTACTATCTGGCAGTTCTTCGCTCATGATTCTTGCCCTATAAGAGTATCTACATTGAAGTGCATTCTTAGTTCAATAGGATAATGTTGTATATCATAATTTTTATCATAAACATTCTGACAAGCCATGAGAGCATCGGAATAGTTATGATATAATCGTGCTAAATTAGGATCGGTGGTATATTGAAACGGGCCACTGGTAATAAACTTTTGTTTTTGTTTATTCCATATTAGCCATTTTTGTATTAGATTATTCATCGTGTTTCATAATCCCATTACGAACCGCAAAAACTTTAACACTGCCAGATGATCGAATATAATCTCTTCCACCATCAATCATGTTGCCATTTTCAAATGTTTTATAGTCGTGTCGGCTTGTGCTATATTCTAGCTCGCCAGCATCATTTTCTACCATTCCAAATTTTAGCTTCTCAACACTGTCAGCATTAGCAATATATGGATCATCGCTACGAAAATATATAGCAAAATACTTATTACCAAATTTTGGGTGGGCGGTTTCTCTGTAGAAAATATCGGCTATCATACTATTAAATTCTGTGGTACAAACATATCTTATGTTTACTCCATCTTTTTCAGAGAATAGTTTTTCAACATTTTTAGTTTTGGTTATTGAATCGTGTTTGATATTCATTAGTACAATACTCCATCGAATGGGTCATTTTGTCCAAGCCCCCATTCCTCATTAAACTCTGCTTCAAAATGAGAGAATCTTTTCTCTTTCAAGAATTGAACTGTTTGATAGAAACAATCTTCGCACAGTTCAATCTCAAATTTCTTACCATCGCTCCCACTATTATAGCCCCAAACAGCTTCTAGTGTAGCATTTTCATGTTCGTTGTAGTAATCGTCCGTACACTGCTTGCCGCAGCAATCACAAAAAGTTTTATCATGAGCTTTAACAGTCTTATTTTTATATGTTTTCATGTGTTATTAATCTCCACTACTTCATTAGAATATTCATAATACATAGTAGTCCAATCTTCAGTTTGTTCTACAAAAAGATTGTAGATGTAAAATTTTCCTTTGTTAAAGACAGGAACGCTATTTGATATTCTACCATCTTTCATTGTAAGGCTTTCCCCACACAAAGGACCGCCAACTAAGGGTATTATTGTATTGTGATCTTTTTGCATTAGTTATCCATCAAGTATTGGTCAATAAAATTAACCATCTCTTCAAGTTTCTTTCTATTAATAGTGAACCAAAACGTTTGATTTCAGAAAATGTTTTTGAACGTAAATGCTATAACTGTAAACAAACAACTTGGTTAGAAAAAGATATTCCTTTAGAATTACATCACATAGACGGTGATCATTTTAATAATGAACTTTCAAATCTAACTTTATTATGTCCTAATTGTCATGCACTAACTGATAACTATCGCGGAAAAAATAAGTAGGGGCTATCGGATTCGAACCGATACTTTAAGGATTTTCTTACCACTATAGTTTTCACTACCATTTCTGTTTGTGGTCTGGACTTTATCTTAACCATAGTTATTAACTTTAGGTTCCTGCCGTAAAGTCTCTACACCTTCCTATTTCTAGGCTTGGCTCGGTATTAGCAGTTAAGCCTTCACCGAATTTGACAGGTTCTACTTTAAAGATTTCTCCTTAAGCACTCAAATTGTATAAGTCCTTTGACTCTGCCGTTGGTCTAAGCCCCCGTACATCCTAATTATACTCTATCAATCGTCAAGTGTCAAGCGTTTTCTTTAGTCAATGTTGACATTGTGTTCGTTGAGCAGTTTATAGAATTCTTCTCTTATTTTATCCAAAGCATCATTGCTACTTGTAAAATCATTGTGATGTTTTTGCCAAGAACGAAGCTGCTGTGCAAAATCCCATAGCATACTCTTTGCTGCGCTAGCTTGGATGGCAGTATCAAATTCTATTTGTTCTTCTGGTAAATTAAATGTCAATGTGGCTTTCATATTTCTTCTCCCGTTATAGAATCAAGAACTGGCAATTTGCAAGCGTCAAGCATATTTTTCAATGTTTTTTTAAGATCTTTCAAAGATTCTTCTACTATTTCAACTGGAGTATCTGTCCAGCCAATGACTTTATCTCCACGATAATATACTTCGTGAATACCATACGTTATAGAATCATCCATATGAACTATAGGAGTAACAGTCATCATTACTCTATGATTCCAATAACTTTCTGGTTTGCTCATAGTATATATCCTTGTCTTTCCGCTTCCTCATCTGAAAGGGTTTTAATCCACGCTGGAATAATCTTTCCAGTTACTTCATCCTTCTTTTTCTTTCTTGGTTTACCTTTTTCACCCGTGAATTCACAAATACTATAACTAATACTCTCTGCCATACTTATAGCCCCATCAATACGATCATTGCCGCCAAAAGCATAAGCTCTTAGTCCACCAAATTTTTCTTTGATCTGCTGCCATCCAAAATCATTTAGTGGTTCATTTATTCTAGCTTTGTGATCCAGTTCATTTTTAATTAGGTGGCACAGTCTATCCAATAGATCATACCAACCATCCTCAATCTCTATCCACTTTATATTTTTAAACTGTTCTGGATATTTCTTAATTAGTTTGTCTTGCAATTCTTGATTCATTTTTTTTCTCCATTATCTCTTCAATTTTTCTAGTATGATAGTTATACTCCCAAGGCTTCCATCTAACTTTGGTACTAACAACAGTTTTAATTTTTTGTCCAGTTTTTACATCTGTATATTGTGCTATAGCCCAATAATATTCTTCACCCTTAACTAATTCTTCAAGTATTTCAAAATCTGCTGGATAACCCAATTCAGAATGTATTCTATTGCTACCCATCCATTTGACATACTGTTCTATATTCTCATCATATTCGATGGGAAAAAAGATATTATTGATAGATCTTTCAATAACTACAGCTTTTTGTCCAACGTATTCTGAATTACAAATAAATCCCAAACAAACGCCAGCAAATAGAATAAACCAAGGATATAGGATAGAGCGTATAATAATCTTAATCATTTAAATTCTCCGGTGAGGAAGGAGTGGCGGGAATGATTTACATATTATTATACACTATCTATATTGTTAAATATCCCTTTCTTGACCATGTATCATCTTCAATGTGGGAAATCTTAGGCTAATTCCACCTTCTTGATTCTCTGTCTCTTCGAAATATTGAATTGTTACGGTTTTGTTAAGAATTTTACTCTTATCTTTATAAAATGCTTGTCTTTCTTCGATAGTAAATCCACTACCAACATCGACCTTATATCCCTTATGGTCTATAGTTATATTTGATAGCATAATTTCTTCGCACTCTTGACCATCTTTAACATAACGAAATGGCCCGAATGAAACATTTTCTACTGTATATTCATCGTCAAAAAACGTTTTATACTTAAGCAAATCTTTACTACGCTTACCCTTGTATGGCTCATCAGCCCTTAACATTAGACCTTCCCAGCCCTTATTACTAGCCTCTTTTACAAGTTCTTGGAAATGATATTCATCTTTAATAACGGTCTGTTCAAGCTGAACTAAGCACTTGTTCTTATTATCTTGTGCCATTACGTATTCCAAGTCTTTAACTCTAATACTAAATGGCCTACTGCTACTACCCTTTTGGGAATAAAACTCATCATGGGTAAGCATATCAAATATTTTATATACAGGATTGGGGATGATATGGTCTTTCTTACGAAGTTCTTTCATTACTCCTTGAAAGTCCTCTACTCCATCTTCATCGACTAAGCACAGTTCACCATCTAGGACTACGTTAACAAGTCCCATAGAGCGAATAGCATCATGCACGACGTTAAGTGTGTCAAACACCTTTCCCGTTCTAGAGTAGAAAGTTGAGTTGCCTTTATCATCAACAATAGCAATACACCTAGCCCCATCAATTTTACGACTAGCATACCAACCATCCTTCCAATTTACAATTTTAGGAACATACTTATCTGCCAACGCAACGCTAAACGTAGGAATAAAATCTGGAAGAGCTTTATTAATAAGCTTATCACCAGCCCTAGTTTTCAAATCTTTATCAATAATACAGTGAATGAGTTCTTCATATTCTCTTTGATTATCAATAAAACTATTAACGGCACCGATAGCATCATGTCCCGTGATAGTTCTATTCTTTAGAGCGTTAAGCAAATCAAATATGGACTCGTAAACATTACCACGCAAGTGACTTTTCTTTTTAAGATTATCACTTGTAACATTATACTGCCAAAGAGGATGGTAAGTATAAAGCAAAATCTTTTTAATAAAGTAGGCACCCTCATTATTGTGGGCGGCATAATCTTTAATAATATCTACTTTATCAAGAGTGCTACTGGTGGCCCTAAGATCACGAACAAAACCATAAAGATGCTCAAAACTTTGGTGGCTCATATTTTTCCTTGTATGCTATTTGATAGTCTAACCATTTATTGTCGGTTAGATCGTTATATATTGCAAATGCCAACTTGCTTACGCTTGTAGTTTTACCACATCGTTCTGGGTTGTCAAGCTTGAACCAAGAGTACCCATCGCTTTTCGTCGCTGAGTACCCTTGGTCTTTAGCCCATTTCCTAACTTCTGTCCAAGTCACTTTTCGCTACCATAAAAGTTAGGACTATATTCATCAAGTTCAAGAACATTCTTAAAACATTCAAACAACTGCTTGTTCCTAATCCTATGAATCGTAGCCAAGCCGATCAAAGCATTAGATAGTTCATCTGGAGTAATCTGCTCTTCCAGCATAGCACAAGAAATCATTTCAAGCTCATCAGCAATATTTTCCGACTTCATAATCTGATCTTCCAAATCAAAACGGTCCATAGTATTCTCCTTTAAATGTAAAGCCTAGAGTATTCACCTTGTATATCATGCACAAAATCCAACTTACCAGTATCATCGGGTCCAGTTATATATTCTGCTGGTACAGTTTTATAAACACCCTTCAATTTAGCTTCTTCCCAATCCAAACAACCATATCTGCTCCAATAAAGATACTTAAACCCTTCGTAGCTTTTAGTTTCCGCTAATAGCTTTTCCATTAGAATGCAAAGCTTTTGTTTAGTAGACTGAGGAATACGAGTTCCGAGCATGTCATTAATCGTATTCTTTGTGTGTGTAAGAAAATCAATCGATACTTGCTTTCTCAGTTTCGCTTTGGTTGTCATTCTCATCTCCTTCATGATTGATAGTCAAATACGGAACCCATCCCGTTTCTTCATCTTCTCCAAACAATAATTCTGTCACATTAGCTTCATACTCTGACCCATCATTGAAATCGTAAACTTTAATATCAGAATCCAAAAAGTCAGGTTCTTGGTTTTCTGCCTGTTTTGCTATATAAGCTATCAATTCTCGCCAAGTCATGTTATTTCTCCTAAGTGTTATGCCATTGTACAGTATCGTCATTGTACTGTCAAGTGCTTGAGGAAACTTCTTCCGTTTGTTCCTCTTCAACGATAATTCGCTGTGAAATATTTGCATACCTATTTGGGTCTGCTAGACCATCATTAATACGATTAAGCAGAGTGATATAATAACCAGAATCATCTTTACATAGAACCTGTCCTTCATTAATAGTAACATTTTTAAATGCTGAATGGTCAACAACCATATCTGCGGTTGATCCAAAATGAGTTTTGGTTGTTACAACGTGTCCTGTAAAATGCTTTGGAGCCTTATAGAGTTTCTTTGCCATCTTTAATCCTTTTTATAAGAGAATACCATACAATTTCTTTCATCATCCCAATAAGTTTCAATAGAATCTAAAGCTGCTAATTTAGATAATTCAATTCCTAATACCCATACATTTATTTCTTCGCATATTTTATGAAGAATTTTATAGTTTATTAGGATACTTCCATCTTCATCCTGTAAGCCAAACTGTCTAATTATATTTTTAACTTCTTTTACTGTTATATATTCTTTGAATTTGCACATTGGTATTTTTCTTTGTTTAGCAATATCTCTTCCAAGATGTTTAGCTGCCAATGTTAGATTTTTAATTTTAACTAGATTATCCATAATGTCTCCTTAAACTGTAATCAGTTGATTATATTTTTCTATAGCTTTATCTTTCATCTTTAGTTCAAAGTCTATATCAAAATCAAGACCATATGTATTGAATATATTATTGGCGTAGTCAGCGTGTGCCCGTGGATTATTACCGGGGCGACTTTCACTATAGTGGAACAATGGTTTATAGCCATCCCATGACCTATAGCAAGCGTTTATAGCCCGTTCCTCATCTATACCGTTAGGATGACAGGCATGGTGTAAATAATCAAATGTAATAGGAATAGCTGTTATGTCATGAATTTGATGAATTAGCTCTATAACGCTCCAGCCGCCCAACTTGTCATCATTTTCTAGCACAAGCCTATTCCTGCAATTACTATCAAGACGATCACAATTGGTAATGAATCGGTTTAGTATTTCGTTGTAAGTACCGGTCTTATTATGAACGTGGATGTTCATTGGGGATCTATAGTCTGCTGGACATCCAATGCGGTCCATGAATGAAGAATAGAAGTTAAGTTCTGTAATGGTTTTGTCAACGGCTTTGCTATTAAGGGATGCCAAAACATTAAATTCACTAGGATGACAAGAAATGCGAACATTAGTAGTGGCAATAGTCTGTGCGATACTATCAAAAGAGTCTTGAATATCATCATAATTTGGTAAGTCTTCTAGTTCAATGTTAGCTTCATCATAAGTAATAAGAGGAAATAGATCACTACTAATCCTATAAACATAGTTATTATCACCACAATATTGGATGATTTTATTGGTAGTCTCCATATTATTAAGAATACGGTCGCCCAAGATAGACAATGCTTCTTGTCTGGGCAGACTAGAGAATCTTTTAAATGTCATGGTTTGGAACTTAACGGGTTCGTCTAGTTCCTGCAAATTAAGACTTATACAGCATAATCCAAATTTCATATTGTACCTCAAAATAATAAGTGCCTCTACCCTATTATACATCGGTAAAGGCACTTGTCAACTTAAAACGTTCTAGGACTGATTCTTTTTCCAAGAGAATAGATTATTTAGCCAAGCTTTTCTTTTACTGCAATTACACTCTTTAAGATTAAACCAAGCTTTGAATTTCTCTTCTGTGATCCCTAATGATTTTAATGTATTTTCTACCACATCCCCAAGCCCCGTCATATTTGGATCAGTATGACTATTGGGTTTTATTCCCTGCTTTTCTAATTCCTGTATCACAACATTCATTTCTTGTTTTATATCTTCCATAGTGATACTCCATAAATAGTTATTTTTCTTTTTTATTTGTGGGTTTAATTCCCACTTAATCCCCTTTTCTATATTTTCCTTTGGGCTTGTAACCCATAAAATACGTGTTACAGTGGCTCAAAATGGTCCTAAAACGGATAGTTATTTCTTATCGTCTAATATCATACTTATACATGAAAACAAGACTAATAATATATACAGTATACTACCATACATGAATACATCTAATACGACTTTGGTTGTTAGGATATTCATTGATATTAAGGTGGCTATTTCACATAATACAATAATATTCGATATTGATCAGATTTCTAAGAGGTACTGGGAGTATAGGTATAGAGTGTCTAAGTGATCTTTCTATTACGTAGAGCATAGTCTATGGTTGTTATATATTGGTCCAATTGATCGGGCGTTAGTTCCTTACCATTAGTAGCAAGAACATATCTATACTGTAGTCTCTGCTGTTTGGTCATGAGTGTTAGATCATGTAGCTCGTTTAACTGGTTTTTATCTTTGAGCTTAGTAATAGATTTAAATAGGGAATAGGTTTCATTGCTATCGTATATATCATCATATATGATAGACATGTATTCTAAGAATTCTTTCTTGGTAGCCATATTATCTCCTATAATAATTGGGCGATTTTGACCCAATTTGTCTCAGAATAGGTGCGCTTTAGTATATAAAATGGTGTTAAAAGGTGATATTACGGTTTATGCTCTAACGGGCATATTTACCTTAATTAGTTTATGAGGACTACGATACATGTTATCTATGAGTGAAGATTGTTCTTCTTCTCCCATATAGATATACCCGTAACCACCATTAGAACTATGTACGACCAAGCCATTAGAGTCATGTTTATATACTGTATATATTCCAGCATCACTCATGTACATACGCTCGCCCATGTCGTTGATATAGTAGTTACCAGATCGCCCAATAACCTTAATAGTATCACCAACAGCAAGAGACTTCCAATCCTCAATCTCTTCAAACTTCTTGGGGCGCTTAGTTTTAAACTTATTCTTCTTAGTTATAGAAGCAGGAACAAATTCAAAATTACACTTTTTACAAGAGTGTGATCGTGCGCCATTAATCTCCTGACAATTCTTACAAAGTTTTTGTCCACGCTTCAGTTTCATATATATGTCCTATAGAGTAAAAATACAAATCTCACTGACTACCAGTAGCGGCCAGAACTGTTTAATTTGGGAAGTACATGAGTCAGTATACAACAACTTACACAAAGTGTCAAGTAGTGTATTGTCACTGACTACCAGTACAGGCCAGAACTTAATAAATAAGCTAAGACAGTATTACCACATCTTATGCTTCTTATTTTTAGATTCGACAGGCGGCTCATTGCCCATAAGAATTTCTAATGATCCTGTTTCATTAAGTTTGGCAAAGTAGCTATTAGAAATACGCTGCTTGAATAGCCCCTCTTCTTCGTGCTTAGTATATACATTAATACGATATTTATTATCATATACATTGGTGGCCTTGCACATCATATAATGTTCGGGCTTTTGCACCTGCTTAAAAAGTAGGCAGCACACATCATCTGAAGCTACATTATCAGATGCTCGTCGGTGAGGGTGGTTTTCAGTTTTTGGATTTTCCTTTGATCGCGCCATAATTATTCCTTTACTGCTGAGTGTATGTTAACTGTTCCAATAAACGGCTTTAAAATATAATCTTTGAGGTTGGTTGTTGTTCCTACCTGTATTAGATTATCTGAATGGACCACTATTCCCTCATAGGGTTTATCTGTTAGCATCCATACAATCTCTTTCTTATTTTCATTCTCCCATTTTACCAAACTTCCAATATTATTATTTTTTGAAATCTCGCTGACTGTATCTCCATAACTTGACCCCAATATATTAGGTGATACATCCGCACCCCGAACGGTAATTCCCAGACCGCTCAGACTACCCATATTGCCTAGATTATCCATTTTATCATCCTCCTATGCTTCTATCATACCATATCGACACACTCGACGCAAGTACTTGAGAACAAACGACTTACGTTCAGTCACTTTTAGATTTGACGTAAACCATTATCAAATAAGGATTTATATCAAATATCCCCGGCCCCGCTTGCCGTAAACCCTTACGGGCAACGGACTTACAGCGAGAACCAGCTTCCCAAGATTTTGAGAGGTTAGGGAACTGGCAGGATAATTTATTGATAATGTCCTACCAGCCCCTTCCCCTCCCACTATTATACTCAAGCGGTCAGAGCGAAAACCTTCTCATAGTCTTTCTGAGTAAAGGTATCCGCACGACGCAGAACGCTATTCCACTGCGAGGAATCCATCTGAGCCAGACCGCCAGCGATCTCATCGAATCGCACCCATTCCTTATTATCGAACTTCTGACCAGCACGGGTCAGACCGTTGATAATACCGAACAGCGTATTCTGTTCAGATTCATAGGTGATAAACTGCTCAAGGAATTCCGTTGCTTCCTTCTTACTAAGTTTATAATCCGACGAAACACTAGCGATAACACTCTTCGCGGAAGTCTTACCAAGTTCCAGCGAACGGGTTTCCAGAAACTTCTTGATGCTAGGAGCAAGCAGAGGAATCTGATCTTGGATATTCTTAGCGATTTCCAACTTCAGAGCGGCGAGGTCGATATTGCCACGATGAACGCGACGAATCTTCTGGCCTTCCGTTTGTCCCCAGATGCAACCGTTCATGCAGATAGCACGAAACAGGCTGGGCGTTTGCGTGATGCGGCGAGTGCCGATCTCACAGTTACCCACGCTGATCATGCCACCGTAGTCACTATCGTCCGCACCGTAGTCCATGATGGTATCGGGGATGAGAACATTACCATAGATAGTATCTTCATCGCCACGCCAGTGGCTGAAACGACCACCGGGAATAAACTCACCAAGAACATCCAGATACCAACGATTATCAATCGGGGCATACTGCTCAGTCACGAACGCACGACACGTTCCATCCGTATAGGTACGCAGTCGGAACTTCTTATCTTGGTCGATTCGACGCATGGCATTGTTGCCAACGATAGCCATCGTGTTGCTATCGTTACCATCGAACCCTTCGATATTACGCATCTCACGCAGGAACGAAGAACTCGTCACGCCAACGCGGGTGCTGAACTGCTCAAGAGCATGGTCAGTCGGGCGAAACTTGCGACCGTCTGCCAGCTTGAAATAAAAATCACCACCCTCATTCGTGCAGAAAATGTTCTTGATTTCAGTGAGAATATCCTCACGGTTATCAATCGCGGTCTGCGTATCCTGCTTGACCTGTTCAAACGTTTTCGTCTTCGCCCACCAATCCTTATGGACATGGGTGCCTTCTGCGAAACCCGTACCGGTGTTGCCTTGCAGGGTACGCACGAACGAACCAGCGGAAACGTCAGAATCAATCGTCAACTTGTTGTAATCGCTCATCTTCAAAACTCCTAGTGGGAAATCAAACTACGTGTCAACAGTATACTATATCTTATCGGCTTGTCAAGAGGGAAACATTGAATCAAAACACGGGCCACAAACGCCACTGATCAAAAGTTCACGATCACTATCGGACAGGTATGGCATAAGGTCTTGAATAAAACCTGCACCATTTTTCCATTCGATATAATCGTGCATCTTTACAAAGATGATATGATCGGCAGCACAAACATTGCACTGAACCGCGAGTACCGTGTCGGCAACATCTTCATTCATCGCAACCATGACTCTCTCCTTTTCACCAATGATACCATACGTATCGTCAGTGTCAAGGGGTCAGCATTAGAAATTTCTTTTTGACGTAAGTTGTTGCTAGATAAGGACTTACGACGAGCGGGGCGGGCCGCGTTTGTCCTAAACCCTTTGGTGGTAAGGACTTACGGCGACTTCTACTTTTTCAACTCTGTTCTCAACTTTTTCTCTATACCAGATATAGTTTTCTGGACTGCCCCACTTACTGCATAATCTTTTTTATATGCTGTTATAGCGTCTAGGATCTTCCACATTTCATTAGCAGATAGTTCAACCATTGGTATCCTTTACTTCTGTTATATTCTCAGGTCCGAACCCACCAAACCACTCCGCATCTTCATATAACATTTTACTTAGAAAGTCTGCGATTGCTTCCTTATTGGAGAAGTCAATCTCATCTTCCATATTATCAATACCAAGTTCCATAGTTATGGTTACGATTTTCATATAGTTTGCCCTGTTATGGTTGGGGGAAAATTGATTACTTTATTATATAAAGATATATTCCCGATTTATTCACCTTGATATAGCATTGACCACACGATTATCATAATCATAATTTCTATCAATTCATCTCCCTAGACAGTGATAACATATCACAGTAGGGCGTGTACGAGTCGAACGTACCTATGAACACCTTATAAGAGTGTCGGATGCAACCGGCTTACCTTACGCCCCGTGAAGCGGGAACCCCATTGTAACACAGGGTTCCCGCCGAGTCAAGGGAGTGACTACGAACAAACCGGATCAACCATGCGGTCACATCGCAGAGTACGGATAGTGTTATCCTCACTACGAATCTTAGCATACGGGCCATTCGGGCCGAATCCAAGACTCTCAACAGTACCCTTGTGGAACTTCAACACGTTCAACCGTCCATGCTTGGGATACTTGCAAACGAGGTGCTTACCAGTAGCCAGCGAAAAGTTAGTAAAAACATTCATAGTCATAATCATCTCCCTTAGTTAGACACTCATCATCTTTTCAACTTCGGCAAAGGTCAACACAACCTTCGCACCCTTATCAACAATCACCACACCATCACGCTTGATAGCCGTCACAGTACCCTTGGGCGTGACAGTACCAATTCCAATTATCTTTGTCATATCAATCTCCCTCGTTGCTAAATCACCACCAGCTATCATACACTACCTTGCTACCGTTGTCAAGTGCATTTCTTGCAGCTTTGATAAATTCTACGTCCTGCTGCCGATAAGTATCATCACTATCGCTACCAAAGAAGAAGCCAGTAGTCTCGGGCAAGTTATTAGATTCAAGACTCTGCTCTAGACTGTCCAAATCTTCCTTAGTAAGTTCAACCGGAACACAGTTGAAATCACTCAGACCAGCAATATCCTTATCTTCGTGGGCGTTAGGGCGACCCTTGCTTTGCCACAAGTTTTCCATCCACCCTTGAAGATTAGGATGCTTTCTCCAATAACAAATCTCAGTCTTGTTATTATCTTTATCGATAGCGTATGCGAACTGATCCAAACCCATTACATTTTCTCCTAGTTAGTGGAACCGACAACCTATACTGGTCTAACGTCCAGTTGCGTTTTTGACTTCCACCGCTTATAAGGTTATCGGCATTTTACTCTGTGGACTTGAGAAAATCAAGAGGCAGCAACTTCGGTCGCCACCTTTTCAGCCTTGACGGGCTTGGGATTCACCGATTCCTCAGTGATGCCAGCGACCCTAGCTCGCCACACCTTGAAACCCTGCTCCTTGAGAGCCGTCACCTTGACCGGATGAACAGCGGCCAGATTGCCGATGCCATCAACAGACGCGAGAAGCGTACCAGCGACAGCACTAGGCTCAATACCAGCGGGCGAATCCGTAACAATATCAACAACAAACGTAAACTTCTGCATAATCAATCCTCTTTTCTTTAGTGGTTATCAATCCCGTAACTTCAATCATTCTACCATAGTATCGTCCATAGTCAATAGGGAACTTGAAAAATTTTTTGAGATTGGTCATAAGTCATTGGTAGCAAAGGACTTACGACGAACGCGGCCCGCCCCGTTTGCCCTAAGTCTATATCCTACAAGGGTTTACGTTCAGCATCTTTCACATCCACCGTACACCCCTGAGAACGAAGTTCAGACGCAATCTTGATGATCACATCACTATCGTTAGTCATGGAGTTAGGCTTACCGTCAACATAATCATTGACGATACTATCCCAACCACCACGGACCACATCAAGGAAGTCCTTAGTTTCCTTAAGACCCCAACCAAGATGATTACGAATGATCTTGATACAGGGAATGAAACTATCCCGTGGAACGTAACGCACGGTCATAATAGCCTTGAGTTCGCCACACTTCGCTTCAAGAGCTTGAACGATACGCTCGTACATATCCAGACCGCAACCATTGCTCACCAGATTGACAGCTTCACGAACGGTCATTTCAACGTTAATCATGTTCTTTCCTCTAAGATATAAACTTGTTTGTTATTGGTAATTAGCGTAGCGTACTCAGTATCATCCCAAGCGAATTCACCAGCGTCACTTTCTCGTCGCCAGTGAACATCACGAATAGGATTATAAAACACACGTTCAAGGTTGTCAACAGAAGATTCTTTGGTAAGAATAACTTCGTCACACTTTACCCATCCTGCCACATCTTTCTTGCCAGCCTTGTTAACCTTCTTAGCCTTATTTACTTTGTTAACCAGCTTGCAGTTAATCATCTCTAGTTGATAGTCAGCAGGATCGTAGTAATAGACATCAACCTTTTTCCTGCCCTGCATGACCTTGACTTGCCAGTGCATATAGTTTTTACCACTAGCAAGATGGAATCGAACTTCAGCGTGTAATGGTTTTGGTTTCATATACCTATTATACAGGCTTATTTTAGTTTGTCAAGGGCTGGATAATCGTCTGGATAATCTTTTGATGGTTTAATTGGCCTGTTCATCGCTCCATCATCTGGCATCCACCACGGAGCATCCATTCGGTCAACCAGACCGGGAGATTCATGACAAAATATAAGATGTGGACTGAACGGATCATTCTCAGAATAAGAATACTCACCAGCCCACACACCAATCATCTCACCATAATACCAGATACCTTGACCATCTTCTGGTTGCTTTTCAAAGAAACTAATCCACTGCATTATATCCTCATAACAATATTTTCGTAGGCTTTAATCAGATCGATACCACTAATGTTATGCTCTGCTGCTAGGTTCATAGCTTTAGTTTTATCGGGACTCATAATCATCATGGGGTTTTTAAGAACCCTAAGAATAAATACTGTCGCTTCTTCTTTAGTCATCTCTTATCCTTTGTATTGTAAACCAGCGAACCTTTTACGATCCGGTTCTATTATCCAACTCTAGTTAGGTTTGTTGTTGGGAACCTCAAACCCACCCTCCCAATGGGGTTCTCTCGTTGGAAACCGCCCACGGAAATCCTCCCTAGAATCTTTCACATTGCGCCATGCTATATGATTCATCTGGCTCTTGGAAGCGGTTACTGGTTGTATTATAAACGTGGTGAGGACGCGATCCCCCATAGATTGGCACTACTATCCAGTGCGTAACCGGCACTGTCAGCATCATCGCTGCCGCGACATGCGATGCTTATCGTAATGAGTTACCCAACCTAGTCCAAGGCATGGACCCACGATGATTGTATTATAAAGCAGATAGGGTTGAGCCATACTCGACAGCCATTTAACCGTGGCTACTTTGATATCATTCTGCCAGCGGCCCTCATCTGCTTGTCTTTTTATTATACTATCTTATTTCGTCCTGTCAAGTGTCGATTTTTATATTCTTTGATGTCGCCGTTCTGAACAATCTTCTCTTCTTCGTAAGGTACGGCTACTCGGCGGTAGAATTCTTGTTTTACATTCTCAACAACGCCCGTGATCATTGCAATCTTCGCATATGACGTACTTCCCATTACTTGCCCAATTAGCCTAGTCATACAGTAATTAAGATCGCCCAACACTGATATCACATCTTCATTATTAAGCTCACTATGATTAGTAATTATGTTAGCAAGATCATCTATAGACCGGTCTAATATCTTGCGGCTTGTTTCATCAATATATGGCATTATATTTCTTTCTGTGTTATGTTCGATGATGAACAATCCATACACATGGAATTGTCGTATGGCCCACCAACTACATTACCATCCTTATCAACCCAAGCATCATATCCTATGTTGCTGCTGCCACACTCACTACATATTGTACTCATCTCGCCACCTCTTTTCAATATCTTTGCGTGTTCGTTGACGCTTGGGCCGATTGTCCATAACTGTATCCCGATGCTCTCTGTGTCCCGTAGCCATTTCCCAAGGCTTCTTGACCTTGAGTTTGATTACGTTGCGGCGTGGATTCATATCTTCGCTGTTGTGGTGCATAGTCATGCCATATTCCATTCTCATGTAGGTAAAAGACTTTATCGACATTCGGATCGTAAGCCATTAAACAATATTGTACCGGATAAACCACCTTTGTCAAGGCCGGTTTCTGTGGCATTTGGGGGAATTTAATATCACCTTTTTGGTAATCTTTCAGTCCCGTATACGCCAAACCAACGAGGGTAATCAATACCCCAACCCACTGAATCATCTCTCCACTCCTTTTTACACACTTCTTGTCCATACACTAGTTATCGACACTCTACGCCTAGACCTTTAGGCTTTCTCAAAACTTTCTCTAAGTCTTTATCTGGTAAGGGTTTACGTCAAAAAACCCCGGCCCCGCTTGCCATAAGTCCAATGGTAGCAAGGGTTTACGTCAATTATTCATCGCCAGAATTATCAAAACTCTGAAAAAGTGAATCAACATCCTCAACCGTCCAAGGATAAGGGCTATTATTATTTTTTATGTGTTCGTTCAAACACTCAAGAGCGTCCAGAATAATTTCCATATCATGCTTTTCTAAATAATAATTCATTCCATCTCCCAGTTTGCGAGTTTAACAATAACTTCTGTAGGAATAACTTGAGTGTGTTTATCTGCACTAGTATAGTCACGATATCCACGCTCATCTATATAAAAATATTCATCTAATACATCATGCTCGTTAGTTTCCCACAATACTTGTGCTGCCGCTTCACTCTCTGATTTATTTGTACTGAAAATAAGTTGTAGACTTCCACACTGAATATAATACTTAGACATTCGATCCCCTTTGCTGTTTACAAACTAGGCAGTTACATTCTTCGTCATCATATGGGTCAATACTACAATCTTCGTCACACACGCTCTCTGTACCAAAATCAATACATACTAAGACTTTCTTACCATTACGTCGCACGAATCCCACATTACCGATATGACTATCCATAAACTCTACACCGGCCACATACATCATCTCATGGGCAAGTTTACAAATCTTTTTATCATACATAAATTGTAGATCATCATCACACTCGCCGCAGCTACAACTATTACCACCGCAGCCAATAGTCTCTGCAATCTCTGTAATATATCCCCAATATGATAGGTCGCCATTACTCTTACGAATCTTGCCAACTTGACTCATAACATATGGAGCCATATCATAACTTTCCAGTTTAGATTGAACACTATGGGCATACTCTGCTTCATACTTGTCGCAGAACTCTTTGAAGCCCCGTTTGTTATCTATAACATAGAAAGCACTCATCGACCCTTCGTTCTCATACTTCCCAACAATCGTCATTTTATATCCTTTCAATGGGCGGGAAATAATACGTTAGCCAGACCACGAACGCACATGTCACATGATAGACTATCTTTAGTGCCAGTGCAAGTGATTTCCGAGCGACCGCGACGGATTTCTGGGCATACCACGAATTTGGTAGCATTGAGAACTACCATCTTAGGAAGTTCTTTTCTCCACGCTTCGGCTTTGACTTTGCTCTTAGGACGCTTGGGAGCAACTTTCATATCACTATCGCACCATGCGAACAGTTTGAAACCTTGGGCCATTGCTTCGCCCATATCGTTATCGTCATGCACACTAGCGTATACATTCATATACTTTTCCAGACTCACAAGCCGGGAATCATAAATATGAGTATAAAACCACATATCGGGCAAAGTATCACCATCGGCAAGGATACTCTCACAAGCCCACGTTACATTAGCAACATAGTCTAGGTCAAGTTCGCCATTGAGAAACCAATCGCCCCGTTCATGCCAACGGATAGACTTCTCACGCTTTTTAGCGTCAAGAATCATCGCCCGAATCTTATTCTTCTCCGTCACGACATTCGCAAAACCAGCCGTGCGGGCATTCTTATACTGGTTTTCAGTAGCTTCGGCATAGCATCCGTTTCCAAGATAGTCGCAATCGGGCGGGCAAGTATCGCCAACTGGACGCGAAACCACAATGCAACCCTTACCCAACTTATCATTACCATCAGCAGTTTTCATATCATTCTCCCTTGTGTCCACTCATCATACCATATAAATCGGCATGGTCAAGAGAAATCTTTAGAAAAATCTCTGGCATGATATTTGCTAGAGAGATTGATCGTAAAGTGTTGGTAGATAAGGACTTATGAAAAACGCGGCCCGCCCCGCATGTCCTAAACACTTGTCAAATATAGACTTACATCAAATAAAACGAGAGCGACGGGACTTGAACCCGCAACCTCTAGCGTGACAGGCTAGCGATCTAACCAATTGATCTACGCTCCCATTAATGACCCTATGGAGATTCGAACTCCAGTATCTACCGTGAAAGGGTAGTGTCCTAGTCCACTAGACGATAGGGCCAACGGAAGAAGTAGGATTCGAACCCACGGAACCAATTAAGGTTCGCCGGTTTAGTAAACCGGTGCATTAGACCACTCTGCCATTCTTCCAAGCTGTCCGACTAGGATTCGAACCTAGAACCAAGCGGTTAACAGCCGCCTACTCTACCGTTGAGCTATCGGACAATATCTAATTCTGGGGCTAGGATTCGAACCCAGACAAAGAGAACCAAAATCTCTAGTGCTACCGTTACACTACCCCAGAGAGCCGATGATCAGAATCGAACTGATGACAGGCAGTTTACAAAACTGCTACTCTACCAACTGAGTTACATCGGCAACCATCGCAACTCAAACATCAGCCTCCGCTTCATCAATATTGTACCACTCATTGGAGTCATCATACTCAATAATTTCTTCGTAGATATCCTCATAATAATCTACGTCGCCCAATACGTATTCGTTATAGATATAATAGACATTAGGCTCGCTCATAGATCATCTTCTCCAGTTCTTCACGATGAAGTGGTCCATTGTTAATACGTTTAGGCATACCAGCGTCAATCCACAAGCGTAGTGTTTCAGTAGAACTGTCATAAGGAGTTATGTCGGCAGTAATTTCTTTACCATCTGGACCAACCACGATATGCCATGCTTTGATGTTATCTTCTTCGTATTCGTGTTCGATCCTGCAATTATATCCCTTATAGAAAAAGAATTCATCTCGCCAAGACATAACCTACTCCTTAGTTCATATTTGTGAATACGACGCATCCTCATATTATACTCACAATCCTTAACAATGTCAATGGGTCATGAAGGACTTGAACCTTCAACCTACGGATTAAAAGTCCGATGCTCTGCCGATTGAGCTAATGACCCGAACCGTCAAATCTCAGTATAACTGTAGCTCTCTACGTTGTCAAGGTATGCTCCTTGAACCTTCTCAAAAACGTCCATCCACTCATATCCAATATCCATAGGGATAATCAGATCTTGAAGGGCAACACCATCTTCTGACAGGATATCATACACATGAACATTCTTCATAAAAATCTCCTTTTGGCTGACTATGCGGAAAAACATATGACCGGTATAGTTTAGCAAATACTCCCCACTTTACCCAAACCTCCCAAACCCCCTATCTTACCCAGATTGCCCATCTTGCCTAGATATCGCATCTCTCACATCTTGCCCAATTTGCCTAAGTTGCCAGTTTATATATTCTGCGTAAACCAGAAAATCTATCGTATCCTGCTCAGGTTGCACATACTCTCTATCGTCTACAATTTTACTCATATGATCCTCCTAGTGTAGTCTACCCTATGTATCGACACCTGTCAAGCACTTTCTTTAATCAAAAACTCGTCGTAAGTATATGTCAGATAAGGACTTAGGACAAATTTCCCCCGCCCGCCGAGTCGTAAGTCCTTTATTCACAAGGGTTTACGTCTAGGAAGTTGCTCAATTTGTTTGAGTGTGTCTGCTACCTCTTGAAAATCAAGAAAGCCGACTACACCGTGAGCAACGGGCGTATCGTATACAATCTCATTGTTTACTAATACTGCAATCTCAAATAGTCCACGATCACTACCGTAGCTCATATCATTACATACAACGCTAGCGGTATAGCCGTTATCAAACTCTACAAATTTTTGATATCCAATGTTCATATATACTTTCTATTTAAAACTTACCAGTAAAATCAGAACTAATTCCCAACGCCTCTTGAACATCACTATCTTCAAGAATGTCTTCATCCATCATGAAATCCATATCATCAAAAAACATTTCTAAAGATGGCTCTCCGTCGTGAATCATACAAGTAGCACAGCTATACAACATGAAATACGCCGTAGCTTGAACCCAAGCCTCAACACATCCAGAGTGTAGCTCAATAGTCTTACGATTCTTGTATACATACTCAATAGCGGCACACTTAGTATTGTCACTCATGTCACGCCATACTGGAATGTCATCATTGTGAGCATTCAATTCTTCAATCAAGTCAAAGTCTTCATTCTTTTTCCAATCCTTATAATTATCATACGTTGCTTCGATCATACCGGTAGCAATTTTGCGATAGTTCATCAGCAATCATCTCCATAGTAATCGTGGAAAGATTCAATGTCATCACCATAATGACCGTAATTCTCATCGGTTCCCCATCCGCAGGAAGTCATCGCGGAATCGTGATCGCCATCCATGCTATCATTATGGAAGTCGTGGTAATCATCATATAGAGCATCAGCGGTATCATCATGGATTTCCATGTCATCATCCTCGTAAGAGTTATCGGCATCGAACAACGGGTCAGGGTGGCTCATGTTATTAGTCCTCAATAATGGTTGCAAGATAGAAAAAACAAAAGTAAGCAACAATAAACAGTATCGGCATCACACGTACTCCTCTGGAACAAACTCGTCAACCACACCAACCACATCGGCCCAATCCCAAAAATCAACTTCCACGCTAGGATCATCAATCGGCTCGACCACCGGTTCCACAATGTCCGCATCGGCAAGAGCAGAGAGAATCGCGTTGACATCATCAAAATCGTATCGCATGGTTTCTTTCTCCTTGTGTAATTCATTATATAGGATATATCGGCCATGTCAAGGGAAATCTATAGAGAATTTTCAGAATATTTTTGGCACAGCTTTTGCGTCACCACTTGCCCTAAGTCGTTGGTGCGTAAGGGTTTACGATTCGCGGGGCGGGCCAAATTCGCCGTAAGTCCTTTGGTGGCAAGGGTTTACGGCTACTTTTGGCGAATCTTTAGAACATGCAAGCCATGCCCGTACTGTACAAAAGTCTACCAAAGATAGACCTGTAACAATCTTTAACACGTTCAGCATAAAAGTTACGAATTTCACCGTTTGACAATTCGCAAGTTACAAGCGTGTTAGTACGTTGAAACTCTTTATCGTGCAAACGATAGTCACTCGTTACATTCAACCTGTGAATATGATCTTTCATATCACGCTTAGAGATTACCTTAGCAAGATAACGCTCGTACTCTCCCGTGAGAGGCTGAAGATAGTGAAAGTTATAAACTTCACCAAGACTCGCGGAGGACAGCGAACCGTACACTCCACGATACACACAATAAAAAGTCGCACAGAAAACAACAGCAGCAACCAAACAAATCACCAGAAAATCACTCATACTAAAATTCCTCTTTTGCTAATTGAAAAACACTTACGCTATCTTACAGTATAGATCGGCAGTTGTCAAGCTTCGACTGTAGAAAAACTTTCTTCCCAATATTTTTCCACTTCTGACAGTTCAATACCACTATCATTCCACGCCACACCATCGGGCGTTTCGAATCTAACGGGATGCTGTTCAAAAACTTCACGCAGAAAAATCTTGAAACGCTCGTAAGACTCACAACGTTGTGCTAGACCATACAACATTTCATCGTTACTAATCCACAAACATACATTCCACGTTTGATAATTTGCATATCCGTTGTACATATTTATACCTTTACAATTCCAAGGATTTCGCAGTTGTTAATATACCATACCATGTTACGAAGACTGTTTGTGACTAGCAATGTTTTAAAATTGTCATCACATAACGCATATCCCTCAGACTTGATAAGAATATGCAAATCATTCTCACGGGCCATCTTTGCTACTTCTTTTAATGTTAGAGAGTCCATCATTTCCCTTTCTGTTCTCTCATTATATACTCTTTATCGTCTTTTGTCAAGTATAAAATTTAGGCTTTTCGCTGGCTACGCTTCAAAACATCTTATCCGGCCAGATTGGCCGAGACTTCCCAGCTTATGCAAATTACCTAGATTGCCTATCTTACCAAAACCCCCTCAATCCTCGAAAGCGCTCAGTTCATGTCTCATGACCACGCTATACTGTTTAGCCAATTCTTCCACTCTCTCTCGACTACCCGGTTTGCCTACCTTGACAATCATCTTATCTTCACCGCCAACATATCGCGGATCGACGTTTTCAGTTTTACGCTTTCCGATATTCTTTAGAGCGGTGCGATTGAACTTGATTACCTTTTCGACCTGCACCATTTCTCCATCGATGCTCTTGACAACTGTGGGAAGTGCAATCCCAAGGAAGCACAGACGGGCTTGACGCTTTGCGTTTTCGATGATAGGAAACTTGTTTTTCATTTTCTTTCTTTCTTCTTTCTTGTTTTTCTATTATACAGTATCGGCTTTTAGTTGTCAAGCCTTGAATCTTGCAATTTCTTCATCAATGATTTCATTGAGTCTCTTTTCGCTAAGAGGCTTTGCACCAATCTTGGCGAAACTTTCTTGAATTTCAGCAATCATTTTTTCTCTATCAATCATAACTTTCTCTTTCTTTCTTTCTAACATTATACCACACTTTTTTTATTTGTCAAGCCCTATTTTTTGGCAACCAGATCGATTTTTACGATTTCTTTGGTATCGAAACCGTTTGCACTCATGTACTCGTAAACTGCACGATCACTACCACAACGATAAACCCTATAGGCTTTTCCATTCTTCATATGAACCATATGATCGTAAATGTAAACTGGTTTGAGGGATTCGGTAAAAGTCTTGATATTCATTTTCTTTCTCTTTTCTTTCTTTCTTCTTTTTTCTTCTTTTCTATCCATATATAAATGCACTTCCCGTGCCAATCGGAAAAATATTTTTTGTGCGTTTTTCACGGGGAAAACACTATGCTACTTTTTGTGCCTAGATTTTAGGCGTAGCATTTTGCTGCACAGTTTTGCATTTTGCGTTAGCGTTTTTGGCTGAAATACGCAAGAGTGTAGCATTTTGCACTACGCTACATATAGTGTGCCTAAAAAAGCATCATCACAAGGCACTTGACGTAAGTTGTTGGCACGTAAGGACTTACGAAAAATCCGGCCCGCCCGCCTAGTCGTAAGTCTATATCTGACAAGGGTTTACGTCTAGTTTACGAGATAAGTTGCAAAACACCCCAGAATGAAGGTGATCATCCATACAGTGTACATGCGTTTAGTCTTCATCTTTGTCCTGTAGATAGATTGCTTGAACAGTTGTCCAGCATAGGAAAACGCCCAGAATATAGCCCGTTACGATACTTGTAAAGTCAAAAGTGTACATCCGTTCACCTCTTAGTTTTAGTCGCCATGTCCAGCCCAAAAATCATCCCGTTTGCCATTCTTAAAAAGAATGTATCCCTTGGATTGCATTTCATCATATTCCTTGAAACGCTGCCACACTTCGCATATCGTTTCCATCCCCTTAAGCATCATTCCCATGATCCAGACTGAAACGTAATTCATTTAGTTTCCTTAATTTCTTCCAAGTTTTCAAGGGTCAGGCCGTTGTTCGCGTCGAAAGTGTTGTAAGCGATCATGGCAATGTCTACTTCTGAAAGTTTCATCATTTTTCCTTAGTTAGCGTTCTCTGTTCTTCTCTAATTATATCATCGGTTTTTTATGTTGTCAAGGCTTAGGCAAATTCTTCTTCACCACAGCAATCCTCATCCGAATCCCATTCGCCATCGTCAAGGCCGGGAATATAATCCGCCTCATCCGCACAATCTTCACAAGCCATATCATAGAAAAGATTATTGATTTGGGTTTCGATAGCACCCTCTGAACGAATCCACACCCCATCGTGGATCATTTCTTTCGGCTCAACCTTGAACGACGATCCGGCTTGAATCACTCGCACCTTGTGGGAATCACTCCCGAAAACCTGTCGAACCCCTGCCATAACCTTGTCAAGCGTCATCATTTTTCTTTTCCTTTGTCCTTTGTTCTTTTCTCTATTATAGCATCGTCTTTTTAGTTGTCAAGCCTTAAATAATTATTTTTCGCAGCTATCGTCTACGATGATTTGGCAGTGTTCGCCACACTGTGAGCAAATCTCATAATCTTTGTTGCTTTCAACATTGCAGCAATCCGAAACGTAAAACACTGTCATTTCCATTTTCTCTTTTCTTTCCATTATTCTATAAAGTTTTTCCTGCCGTCAATCCCCCATATTAGAGGGTCATCAATCCCTTAAAGTGTGAAAACGTTAGGGTAAGATTTTGACCAACGTACTTTTCATTGATGTACGTTTGTGCAGAGCTTTTCCGATTATCGGTAGCTCCAACATACTGAACAACCGTACCATTTTGATCGGTTACTTTCCAAACCTTCTTTTGAGCAATCTTAGGAAGGGTGCTGATGAAACTGTTGATGTTAGTGGTTTTTTCCATTTTTCTTTTTCTCTTTCTTTCTCTCTTACTTCTTATATCGACATTATACCAAGGATTCTTTAAATTGCAAGCGAAAAATCCCAAGAATATTGTCAAGAGAATTTGACATTGTTTTCCTCTAGAATACCTCAGTTTGGCACACCATTTGCTATATGCAACTCTCATGCCATATGCGGCGCTACCCGATTATATTGGGAAATACGTCGTAAGTCGTTGTGGCGTAAGGAGTTACGTCAAATTTGGCCCGCCCGATTCGCCCTAAGTCCTTATCTACCAAGGGTTTACGTCGAGTCTTTATGGAGTATACATTCGTATACCTATTCAATCGTTCAGCATTGAATGTACGGCGTTACCTATCTCATGTACCGTATAGGTGATAAACGCACAACATGCGATAAGAGCAAACAACTGAACATATTCTATAATCGTAATCATTCTATATACCTTACTTAGCTTGGAGAGACTGAACAAGATTCCAACATTCATTGAACGTAATGTGTCGTGCGACTACCTTACCATCATACCATACCTCATATCGGTCGCCCGTGCGATTAGAAGTATTCCAGTAAATCATTTTCTTTGTGTTGTTCATGTCTGTATTATATAGTATCGGCAAGGGGTTGTCAAGTACCTTAGATTTTCCAGTGAGAAAATTCCAGAGTGAAAACCTGACCGGGATACTTGTTTGCGATATACGCTTGTGCAGTTGATTTGCGATTATCATCAGCGGAAACACCTTGAACAACTGTACCGTTGATGATCACTTTCCAGATTCTACGCTTGCGAATCTTGGGGAGACTGCTGATGAAACCGTTTACGCTATTGACCTTTTCCATTTTTCTATTCCTTTTCCTTTTCTCTTGTCTCTGTATTATATAGTATCGGTTGGCCAGTGTCAAGTACCTTAGAAATATTTTTCAGATATACTGCGAATCATATTCCGATTTCAGCATGATTTCGTCAACGTTCAGCCATTCCCTATATACCTTAGATCCACCACCCATCACGTATCCCTTATACTCCACTTCCACCTTATTACCCTTGACAGACACAACAACCCCATCATCTTCCGGCCTGTCAAACACAAAGTTCCACACCACCACATCGCCCAGCTTGATTTCGTTGTTGTTCATTTTCTTTTCCTTTTCTCTATCGTTCTCTCTTGTACTTCTATTATACAGTATATATCGTCATCGTCAAGCGAAATCTTTGGATTTTTTCAAATATATTTTCATGCCAAATGACAAAAAATCTTTCCTAGAATACATGGCACATCGTTTGCTACGCGAACTTGACGTAAAGTGTTGGTATATAAAGACTTACGACGCGGCGGGCGGGACACCTAAACCCTAAATCGTTGATAAATAAGGACTTACGACCTATGTTAAGATGGGTAGTGTGGGGGGTTTTATCTTATAAATTCAATTTTCTCAGCCGCCCGTAAAAACTGGGGGTGGCTACCGCAAAATAGGAGATTAATAAATCTAATGTATTACTCAAACCTCTCCGATAACATTTGAGTCCTATCGTTACTATTGTCTTTATACGATCCACCCTCCAAATGATTCGGACAAACACAACTTCTATTATTACACTTGTGTCTCACTAATTCTGGATAGATACCATTATATTTAAACAGCGATATTCTATGTGGTTTAAAATGAAATAATTTTTCATTGTATCTGATACTTATATCCCTACCATATCCATTTTTATGAGTTTTTTTCCAAAACCAGCAACCTGACTCATGTATTTCATATTTATCTTCTGTGAATCTTTCACTCACAATTTTTAAAATTTTAGAAACTTCATCCAATGCAATGTTGCGCCAAGTATTATATAGTCCACAATATTTATTAATTATTTTTGATTCCTCTCTCAATAAATTTTGTTCATCTTCAATCGACCAAACATAACATTTAATTGCGCTCATTTGCATAAAATCTTCTTGTAATTTTTTATTATAATGGTTTCCATTAGAAAGAGCAGAATAGTGATTATTATACCTATCCCCTATATTAGTTGAACTCCCCACGTAGTAACCCACATATCCATCATTTCTATGTAAAGCTATAACATATACTCCACACTGCTTGGTTTTTGTATCAACAATTTTTTTTAATGATAAGAGTACAGTATTTATTGTTTTAATATCAAAAGTTTTACAAATCGATTTAATTTGAGTCTCGCTGTACCCAGTTAATTTAGATATATCTCTCATATTGAGATGACTATTACGTAAATCTTTAATAATTTTTGCATCTTTTTCCCCAAATCCAAATTGATTTCTTGATTTTCTTTTTATAGTATCTTTTGAACCCTTTGGTCTTCCCATTATTTCACTCCTTTTAGCTTAAAATAAAACCACCCCCATGTTATACACTAAAAACAAACATAATCCTGCGGTACTATCATTCTCATGTGTGTATAATATTAAAAGGAGACTATAATATGACTACAAAGAGAATAATTGAAACACAATTGGATTGCAGGGCAACAGCCGCACTCAACGAAAGCGTTCTAGCAGATTTATCAAAGCCCGATCTTCCAATAGCAAATTTATTAAAGGAAGACGAAAAGGATGATGAATCTGAAAACGAGCAAATCGTCAGCGATTGAGCTAGCTGTTAGCAATCATAATAACAACGATTTAGAACTTAAGGGACTAAAAGCCCTATCTGAATTTAATAAATCTATATCACTTTCTCTTAATTCCACTATAGATATAGATACTTCTTTTCAAACTATATTCGGGCACGACTGTAGTTTCTTCTATAATATTGAGCAGATAGGTAACAATAATAAGGTTATCATCTCAGAGTATGGTATTGGCCACATAGAATCTTTAGATAATAAGACTATCTTAAAAAGACACTTGCCCATATACTTAAACTCAAATAATAAAATAACTCAATGTAATAATGGTCCTTATCATTTTAAATGCGATAGCCCCGAATACTTAGTAGCTCACTCCGTGCTGCCATCTTCTTATTTAGAATTATTAGCTAATTCTAATTGTGTAATAGCATCATCGGAACCATTCTGCCCCAACCCCGTTGCGATAGATAATTTCTCATTCTTAGGAAGACTAAACAACAATGTTCAGTCAATCCCATTTAGCGAACTTTTCTCTAATCCAGAATTAATAGCCGCTATTTTACAGGTTATTACAACATATTCTAAACAGTTATCTCTTCGAACATCAAAACTTGATGCTAAAAGATTATGCACAGACTCACTACAGCTAAACTCCAACGACAAAATATTAGATAAAAAGGGCACTCTGGGATTTGATGGTAAAGATTTAAAATTTTATGACGGAGAAGTTTGGAGAATACTAGAGTGGAGATCATGTCAGGAATGAAAATACCAAAAAATATGAGTAAAGATGATGTTATCAAACAAATCCACACTGTCGTAAATAGAATATCCCCTAAGTATACATTTAACGGATATGAAGTTGATGATATAAAACAAGAGGCGTTTATTATATGTATGGATGCCCTTGAACGTTATGATGAAAGTCGCCCACTGGAAAACTTCCTATCTGTCCACCTTAGTAATCGCTTAAAGAATTTCGTCCGCGACAACTTCTATACCAAAAACGAAACTGACAAAAAGAAAATCTTATCGCCCAAACAATTATCTTATGAAGATTATGTTCCCGAAGATGACTTTGACTCTGATGTTACAATAGATGCCAAGGATATGCAAAAAATTATAGACCGGTGCTTACCATCAGACTACCGATCAGACTATCTTAAAATTATAAGTGATGTTTATGTTCCCAAAAAACGCCGTGACGAAGTAATACTAAAAATAAAAGAACTATTAGCGGAGCATAATTATGAAGAAAGGTAGAATCAGCAAAGAAGAAGAGCGAATCATAGCGCGACTTATTGATAGTATGACGGTCGAAGACATTGCGCAAAAATTAGATCGTGACGTTGAATCTATTGATAACTTTGTAAAAAGGAAATTTAGAGTCGGTATTTCGGGCGAAGAGGCGGCGGCTTTCTCTCTTGAGGATCGTCCTTACTATCACGAACTAAGTGGGCAGTTTACTGATGAAGAGTTGGAACTATTTAAATATCACTGGAGTCGTATTATCGCCCAGTTTAAAGATGACGTATTTCCAACAGAAGAATTACAGGTGGTGGATGTTATCAAGTTAGAGCTATTAATGAACCGCTGCCTTAAGTCAAACAAAGATAATATAATGGACATGACGGTTTTCGAAAAGATGGTTAAAGAAGAACGGGCCAAAGATAAAGAAGACCGCGACCAAGATTATATTTTAAATCTAGAACGACAGATAGCAGCACTCCGCGCCAGCCAAGAAAGTTTAAATCGGGATTATCGTGAGCTACAAAGCAAGAAAGCTTCCATGTTACGCGAGATGAAGGGAACCAGAGAGCAGCGCATTAAGCGTCTTGAAGATAGCAAACAAAGCTTCGTTTCATGGGTAGCTCACCTAATGCAAGATCCCGACACTATGAAGAAATACGGAATAGAGATGGAGAAGATGAGGCTGGCTATGAAGAAAGAGGGCGAACGACTAAGTGCGCTCCATAAATACGAAGATGGAACTATCGATCAACCATTCTTAACCCCAGACACGGTAATAGAATAATGTTAAATATAATTACTCCCTGTTCTAGACCAGAAAATTTGCTCACCATTGCTCAAACAATACCAAGTGAAGCTAGATGGATTATATGTTATGATGATAGAGTTATAATGCCACCCATAGAAAATTCTATCATAATGAAGTGCGAAAATACTGGAGCCGTTGGTGCGCTGGCTCTAAATCATATATTAGATAACTTTTGTTTTAATGATAACGATTGGATATTGGTTCATGATGATGATAATATTATTCACCCAGAACTTTATAATAATATTAAACCATTTTTAAATTCAGATTATTCTATGATATATTGGGGTCAAATAGAAAATAATGTTATCAGAATTCCTTTAGAAAAATTGGCTCCAGCAGTTGAATGTATAGATACAGCTTGCTACATGATTAAATGGAAATTAAATTCACAACTTAGACACCAACCAATATATAGTAAAGATGGAATATATGCTTCTCAATGCGCCAAGAATGGTCCAATTATTAAAATAAATAAATACTTATGTTATTATAACTACTTGAGGTAATATGAAATATTCCCACGAAATAGATGGCTGGTTCAACTATGCTGGAGTATATGATTTTTTGATAGATCAGTGTCCAGCTAGTGGAGTGTTTATAGAATGTGGTGCTTGGCTTGGGAAAAGCTCATCATACCTTATTGATAAAGCATTAAATAAAAATATAGATGTTACTATAATTGATAGTTGGAAAGGCTCCATAAACGAATTACAAACTACACAGAATATAGCAACACAAATGGATATATACGAAGTATTTCTAAATAATATGGGAAATCGTAAATACGAATCGATGAAAGCTTTGTCATATGAAGCAAGTTTACATTTTGACAACGAATCCTGCGACGTTGTTTTTATAGACATGGAACATACGTATAACGCAGTAAAAAATGACATAGAGTTATGGCTACCAAAAGTTAAAACTGGTGGCTATCTAGCTGGACATGACTATAGCAATGATTGGCTTGGGGTTATACAGGCTGTTGATGAAAAACTAGGAAAAGATAATATTCGCATACAAGACACTTGTTGGATATACAAAAAGGAGAGTTTATGAAAAGTGCTATCGTGTTTGGAGTAACGGGACAGGATGGAAGCCATTTAGCAGACCTATTACTTTCTAAGGATTATAATGTTCTTGGTGTAGCGAGAAGGTGCAGCGTTGATACATCAGAAAGAATAAAACATCTAAAAGACGATAATAGATTCAAATTGATCGAAGGAGATATTACCGATGTTAGTAGTGTTAGTAATATCTTAAAAACTTACGAAAAAGTAGATGAAATCTATAATCTAGCAGCACAATCGCATGTGGGAACTTCTTTTAAGCAACCCGCCCTTACTTGGGATATAACCGGTAAAGGCTGCATGAATATTCTACAGGCTATGGTTGACACTGGAGTTACAAAGCCTAGATTTTACCAAGCTTCTTCTAGTGAAATGTTTGGTAGCTCATATGACATTGATGGTAATGGTAATAAATACCAAAATGAGAATACTAAATTTCTACCACAATCGCCATACGCTATTTCAAAATGCGCTGCCCACTACGCAGTTAGACTATACCGCGAAGCTTATAATCTACACGCTAGTGCTGGCATATTATTTAATCACGAAGGTCCAAGGCGTGGAGATAACTTCGTTACCAAGAAGATTACCAACTGGATAGTTTCATTTTTAGATTGGATAGAAAATAATAACTTTAATTTGGATAATGTATCTTTTGCTAAAGACAATATTCATTATCAATTGTCTGGCTCTTTCCCAAAATTAAGGCTTGGAAATTTGGACGCTTATAGAGATTGGGGATATGCTGGGGATTATGTTGAAGCTATGTGGCGCATGTTGCAACAAGAAGTGCCAGATGACTACGTAATATGTACCGGTAAAACATACACTATTAGAGAATTTTTAAATTACGCTTTTCAGCATGTTGGTATATATGATTGGACCAATTATGTCGTTGTAGACATGGAGTTTTATAGACCGGCAGAAGTAGATTACCTTCGTGGAGACTCGTCTAAGGCCAAAGAAAAGCTTGGATGGGTTCCGACTTGTGACTTACAAGAACTTGTACAACTAATGATAGATGATAAATTAAATGAAAAATTACAGAGTCATGTTAGACATCTCTAACATTTATCCATCAATCAGACATTTATATCTAAAAGCATATAATTCGCCATTCCCTACAATTTTCGTAACAGCAGCAGACCCAGACGGTGCGTGTGTTGATGCTATATATGGATTAATCAAAATCTTACTAGATCAAGATCCATCTATCAATATGCGTATAATATGTAGAAAGATAAGAAGAGAATCTAGAATAGATAAGATACATTGCTTATGAGAAGAAACTTTAAAGATCCAGCATACGAGGATTTTAGAAAAAAGATAAGAGCAAGAGATAAAAATAGATGTAGAATGCCGGGATGTAAATCTAGAACAAAATTACAAGTACATCATATTAGAACTTGGTCACACGCTTCTTCATTAAGATATGAAGTATCAAATGGCATAACGCTATGCGAAGAATGTCACAAATCTATAAGAGGAAAAGAATGTCACTACGAATCCCTATTTATGGAAATTATCAATGGCGTATAAAATAGCCCCATCATTTACTGTTGTTAAAGACACCAGAGAGCAGGACGGATATTTCTTTAAAGAATATAGCCCGTGCGCTGGCATGGTACAAGAAAAATTAGATACTGGAGATTATTCCATAAAAGGCTTGGAAGACAAATTATGTATAGAGAGAAAGGGTTGCGTTGAAGAACTAGCTATGAATCTTGGTTCCAAAAAATACGCTTTCCTAAATGAAATAGAACGAATGGCTACTATCCCCCATAAGTTTATAGTCCTAGAATTCTCCGCTGAAGATCTAATAAAGTTTCCAGAAGAAACACGTATACCAATTAAAAATAAAGCATCTGTTAAAATTACTGGTAAATACATGCTTAAATGCTTAGTTGAATTTCAAATATATAACAATGTTCATGTGTTATTCTGTGGTAACAAGCTTAACGCATTTATAACGGTTAGCAGTATCCTTAAACGTATTAACGAAATGTACACAATCGGAAGGAAAGACTAACATGGAGCCAGAATTACTGAAAGATTTTCATGACTATGGTGCCAATATAAACACTAGAGAGATCTTCTTGCATAACCATTATCACACTGAGGATAACCAAAATCCCGGTGTAGAGTATAGAATGTCGAATACTTTTATTAAAAACTTAAGAGCATTAGACATAAGAAATAATAATCCAATAACTATACATATGCAAAGTGTTGGTGGCGAATGGTGCGATGGGATGGCAATTTTTGATGCTATAAGCATGTGTCGCTCTTACGTAAGTATTATAGTCTACGGACAAGCAGAGTCAATGAGTAGCATTATTTTGCAAGCTGCCGACTATAGATATATGACCCCAAACTCTCATTTTATGAGTCATTATGGCTCTAGCGATATTAACACAGATTATCTTAGCGCTATGTCTCAAGCGGATTATGAAAAGCGCACAGCAGATATTATGTTTAGAATATATGCCAAACGGTGCGTAGATGGCCAATTTTTTAAAGACAAGTTTAATAACAAAAAGCCAACAGAGTCGCAAGTTAGACAATACTTAATTAGAAAACTAAAATCTGGCGATTGGTATTTAAACGCAGAAGAAGCTATTTATTATGGGTTTGCTGATGCTATTATGACTGACTGGAATAAGCAAGAATGAGCGAACTTAAAAAGATAGACGAGGCTTGGCTAGGTCTTGATACTATAGATGCGGATATTTTTAATCCGATGTCTATACTAAAACCCAGTGAAGATGATTTTCATTTGAAACTTGCTTGGCTAATGACTAGGCCAGAATACCTATCGTTCTTTTGCCATGAAATTTTAAACGTTCAACTATTACCATCACAGGCTTTGGTTTTAGATGAGATTTGGAATAGAAAATTTCCTATGCTTATCGCTAGCCGAGGCTTTGGTAAATCTTTTATGTTATCATTATATGCTATGCTTAGAGGTCTTGTGCTTCCGCGTAGAAAAATAGTTGTTGTTGGCGCAGCGTTTAGACAATCCAAAGTATTGTTTGAGTACATGGAAACTATATGGCGCAATTCTCCCATGCTAAGAGATATATGCGACTCTGATAGTGGTCCACGACGAGATACTGATCGTTGTGTTATGAGACTAAACGAAAGCACTATTACCTGTCTACCACTGGGTGATGGTCAAAAAATTAGAGGTCAAAGAGCCAATGATATTATCAGCGATGAGTTTGCTTCTATTCCTAGAGATATTTTTGAAAATGTTGTTGCTGGTTTCGCCGCAGTTAGTGCTGATCCAGTGGCGAATGTTAAACGACTTGCTGCAAAGCAAAAAGCTGAAGAGCTAGGAATAATTATAGAAGACGATAATAGTTCTTCTACGCAGTCTAAAGATAATCAGATCGTATTATCTGGAACAGCTTATTATGACTTTAATCATTTTGCTACGTATTGGAAAAAATGGAAAGCAATTATTAAGAGTCAAGGAAATCCAGCTAAGTTAAGAGAAGTGTTCGGCGGCGAAGACTATCCAGATAGTTTTGATTGGACACAATATTCAATCATTCGTATGCCTTACGAGTTATTACCAAAAGGTTTCATGGATGCTGACCAAGTAGCAAGATCAAAAGCTACGGTTCATACTGGTATTTATCAAATGGAATATGGTGCATGTTTCACAAGAGATAGCCAAGGATTTTTTAAACGATCATTAATTGAATCGTGTGTTATTTCTCAATCTAACCCTATAAAGGATAGTAAGGGAAGTGATATTCATTTTGAAGCTAGCTTAATTGGCGATCCAAATAAAAGATATATATTTGGCGTTGACCCAGCTTCTGAAGTAGACAACTTTAGTATTGTAGTGCTAGAAGTTAATCCAGATCATAGGCGTATTGTTCATTGCTGGACTACTACTAGGTCTGAACATAAAGAAAAAGTCAAGAAGGGATATTCCACAGAAAGTGATTTTTATTCTTATTGCGCAAGGAAGATAAGGGACTTAATGGCGCTATATCCCTGTATTCATATAGCTATCGACGCACAGGGCGGTGGTATAGCTATTATAGAATCTCTTCATGATCATGATAAGATTAAAACTGGAGAATTGCCAATATGGCCCACTATTGATGACGATAAACCAAAAGACTCAGATGGAGAAAGAGGACTACACATTATAGAAGCATGTCAATTTGCTAGGTACGAATGGCTAGCAGAAGCTAATCACGGCATGAGAAAAGACTTCGAAGATAAAGTATTAGTATTTCCATTTTTTGATTCGATTTCAATTGGATTGTCTAGTTCAGAGGACTCTGTAAAACACAGAATGTTCGACACTTTAGAAGAGTGCGTTATGGATATCGAAGAATTAAAAGATGAACTTTCTATGATTCAAATGACTCAGACCAATAGCGGTCGAGATCGCTGGGACACTCCAGAAGTTATCGTAGGAACTGGCAAAAAGAGCAAGATGAGAAAGGACCGATATTCTGCGCTTTTAATGGCAAATATGGCAGCGAGAGTTCTACAAAGAACACCAGAACAAGAAGCATACAATTTCTACGGTGGATTTGCTACTGGTAGATCTGGTACGACCAAGTATGAGAACGAAAAACTATACACCGGACCTAGCTGGTTTTCTGAGAATATGAAAGATGTGTATTAAATATTGGTAATCCAATTACAATCTAATTGAGGGCTAAAATGGATAATAAAGACATGATTACTTGGTCAGATGACGGCACTGGCAAAGCAGAAGCTCTATCGAAGTTTTCAGAAAGCGTCGATTCATACACTGGTCTTAGTAAATCTACAGCCAGTACAGCATATCGACACTTTATCGATATTGAGCCAAATAAGTCAGTAAGACCCGGATATAGTCAATTAGATTATCATGCCTTTCGACCAAACGAACAGGTTCCATCTCAACAGAGGCGCATTATTAAAATGTGCATGGATGCCTATGACAAGGTTGGTATTATTAGAAATATTATCGATCTTATGGGCGATTTTGGTTGCCAAGGAATCAATATTGTTCATCAAAATAAAAGTGTTGAAAAATTTTATCAGCAATGGTTTAGAAGCGTTAACGGTAAAGAAAGGTCAGAAAGATTTTTAAACAATCTTTACAAAGCTGGAAACGTTATTGCTTATAGAAGCTATGCTAAGTTAACTCCAGAATTAACTAAGTATATGAAGTCCTTAGCTTCCGACATTAAAGTTGAAGTTCCAAACATGAAGGAAAATTTGATTCCTTGGAGATATAACTTCTTTAATCCCTTAACTGTTGAAATGAAAGATGGAGATCTATCACTATTCTTAGGTCAATATAACTATAGCTTAAGTGCTGGTTCATTTTTTGATAGATTTGTCGATGGAGATATTCCAACAGATGTGTTGAATACTTTACCGGCTAATATTAAGAAAGCATTACTCAATAAAGAAAAGCGTATACCACTAGACCCAAGTAGGCTTAGTATATCACATTACAAGAAAGACGATTGGTTGCAGTGGGCTAATCCCATGATTTATGCTATTCTAGATGATATTATCATGTTAGAAAAAATGAGATTGGCTGACCTATCTGCTCTTGATGGTGCTATTTCAAACATTCGCTTATGGACACTTGGTAGCCTTGAGCATAAGATTTTACCAAACAAAGCTGCAATCAACAAGCTAAGAGATATTTTAGCTAGTAATGTTGGCGGTGGAACAATGGAACTAGTTTGGGGTCCAGAGTTATCATTTAAAGAATCTAATAGCGAAGTTTATAAATTCTTGGGTTCAGAAAAATACACAGCAGTACTTAATAGTATTTACGCTGGTCTTGGTGTTCCACCAACTCTAACAGGAATGGCTACAAACGGTGGTGGTTTTACCAATAATTTTATTTCGCTAAAAACTTTAGTAGAAAGACTTCAATACGGAAGAGATCTTTTAACTAAGTTCTGGGAAAAAGAAATTGAGATTGTTCGTCAAGCTATGGGTTTCAGAAACAAGGCTTTCATTCAGTATGATCATATGAGTTTATCAGATGAGGCAACCGAGAAGAATCTATTAATTCAATTAGCTGATAGAGACTTAATTAGTCAAGAAACTCTACTTCAAAGATTTAAAGAGATACCACAGATTGAAAAAATTAGAATACAAAGAGAAGTTGAAGATCGTAATAATAATGTTATTCCAAATAAAGCATCACCATACCATAACCCTCAACACGAAAACGATCTTGAGAAGATTGGATTACAAACAGGTAAACTTTTACCAAAAGATGTCGGCTTAAAAAGTAGCGTACCGACCGATATATTATTACAACCAAAGGGAAGCCCATTCGGTGGCGGCGGATCACCCTCATCTCCCAAAGTACCAAATCCTAATGGAAGACCGCCATTATCAAAAGACTCTGGTCCTCGCAAGCAAAGAGTTGCAAACCCAAAATCAAAACCGGGAGTTGCCGAACTATTAGTTTGGACAGAAGCGGCTTGGGATAATATATCAGAAGTGCTTAATGACGCATTCTTGAATTGCAACAATAAGAAAAATTTAAGACAATTAACTAAGGCAGAGGCTAGCGATCTAGAGCAACTTAAGATAGACGTTTTAACAAATTTACCGATATTAGAAGATGTGACGGCATCGGCTATACACTCCATTTTATCCTCAAAAAAGACTACTCCTCAAGAATTTAAAAACCTATTACAAGACCGCTCTGTAAGTATAGATAATATGACTATTGATAACTATCGTAGGAATATTATTGGGTTATTTATCGAAGAAAACACCCTAGTTTAAACTTTTATTTCATTTAGTGTATTATATTCTTGAAAGGTATACTATATAATGCAAATATATAAATCAGAAATTATAGACGGTATTTCAGAGATCGTGCGCAAGGATAATTCCATCGCGTACTGTTCTCAAGCTGTATTAACTGATGATATGCCAAACTGCGAAGTAATAAACAAAATTAAAGCATCAAGCAACCCAAATCAAATAGATCTACATTATATTAAATCGGTACTAGTATCAACTGGATGGAATAAAAATGATGACGTATTTTCTAATGCTCAAACTTGGGCAGCTAGAAATACACCAGAAGATAAACAATTTAACTTCATGCACAATGAGAACGATATAATCGGCCATATTACTGGAAGTTATGTTGTTGATAGGAACGGCGACAAAATAGAAGCAAGCGATGATAATGTTCCTTCAGAGTTTGATATTATAACAGAAGCTGTTTTGTATAATAGTTGGAGCAATCCAGATAATCGGGAGAGAATGCAAAAAATCATATCAGAAATAGATCAAGGCAAATGGTTTGTTTCAATGGAATGTTTATTTTCTGGTTTTGATTATGCCATTATTGATCCAAAAGGTCAGTCTAAAGTGGTTGCTAGAAATGAAGATTCGGCATTTTTAACAAAACATTTAAGAGCGTATGGCGGTACTGGAGAATATGACGGTTACAAAATTGGTAGATCATTAAGAGATATTTCATTTTCTGGCAAGGGTTTAGTGTCAAAACCAGCTAATCCAAGAAGTATTATTCTTGATTCCAGTAAAGCATTCTTAATTAATGAACAGTATGTTTCCAATGTTTCTAAAGGAGATTTTAATATGCAAGATAACAATGAAGAGAAGCAGCTATCAGAAGAGTTAGCTTCTTCAACAGAACAGGTCACAGTGACTCAAAGCGAAGCCGAAGCAGAACTATCCGCTAAGATTTCAGCCTTTGAGACAGCACTAGCTGAAAAAGATGAAGCTATCAGAACTCTTGAAGCCGCAGTATTAAGTCTTCAAGAAACACTATTAGTAAAAGATACTCAGCTTTCAGAAACTGTCGCTGCAATGACAGACATGAAGAAGAAAGAAAAGAATCGCATGAGAAAAGAACAGCTTATGGCCTCCGGTTTTGAGGATGCAGAAGCTGAAGAATCACTTTCTCTTTATGACAATCTAGAAGATACAGCTTTCGAATCAATCGTAGCTATGTTCAAAAAGAAGATGGCTAAAAAGATGGAGCCTAAAGAAGCTATGTATAAAGAAGAAAAGAAAGAAAGCGACAATCCAAAAGCAGAGGTATTAGCTTCTGAATCAACAGAAGAAATTTCCGAACAGCTTTTCGAAGGCGTTGAGTCAACAGAAGCCACCCTCGTAGACGCTTCTGCCGTTAAGGATGAATTAGCAGTCACAAGAGCTAGTGTAGCAGAGTGGCTTACAGAAAACGTTTTACGTAAGTGAATTAAAATAGGAGAAAAACTATGGCCCTAAAATCAGATAGATACGAACTTCAGACAGATATTAGTTTCTTCTACAACGAAGGCACTGCTACTCGCGGTGGCGTTGTTGTACATGATACTGCCGGTTCTGGCGCAGCAATGGATCAAGGTGTTAATCTTGTGAAGTACGTTGCCGTCACAGCCGCTAGTCGTCCAGTAGGTATTCTACTTAACGACGTAGTAAATAAGGATCTAACCCGTACACATCTAAATCAGCACAAGGATGAAGTACAAAAGGGTGGCAAAGTTACAGTTCTACGTAAGGGTTACGTTGTAACTAGTAGTCTAACTGGCAGTCCAGCCGCTGGCGATCCCGCTTATGCTTGCCACGTTACCGCTGGCAACATTCGTCCAGATAGCCCCGGTAGTTCTGGCGTATTGCAAATCGGTCGTTTCCTCTCCAGTAAGGATGAGGACGGTTATGCAAAAGTAGAAGTCAACCTACCCTGAGTTATAGAAAGAAACTAATAAGGAGAATTAAACATGGCAGAAAACAAAAGACCTAGTGATGAATTTATCAGTCTCCTCCGTAAGTCAGGGGATGCTGATATCAATGTAGCTGCGGCTGCTCAACGTGAGTTTGCCAAGGCTCTAGAATTACCCCTTCGTAAGGGCGTTCTAGTTGGTAATATTCTTAGTAATATTTTCGAAACCATTAATGTTGAACCCGGTTCAACCACAGAATTCCCCCTCGACCTCGTTTCTCCCGGCCTTGAAGGTGAGCATGTCGCTTATACCAATCCCGGCCACGGCAGAATTCCAGAGCGTTCAGTTGAGGGTGACTATGTGATGATCCCCACCTACAGTATCGCATCTTCAGTAGACTATCTACTTCGCTATGCCCGCGAAGCACGATGGGACATTGTTGCTCGCGCTATGCAGGTGATGGAAGCTGGTTTCACAAAGAAGATGAATGATGACGGCTGGCACACAATTCTAGCTGCTGGCGTTGATCGTAACATCCTCGTTTATGATGCCGATGCTACCGCTGGCCTCTTCTCAAAGAGACTAGTATCACTAATGCAAACAGTTATGCGCCGCAATAGCGGTGGTAACTCAGCATCAGTTGGTCGTGGTCGCCTAACCGATATCTATCTAAGCCCAGAAGCTCTAGAAGATATTCGTAATTGGGGCTTTGATCAAGTTGATGATCTTACCCGTCGTGAAATCTACAACGCACCAGTTAACGGTGGTCCAGTTACCAACGTATTTGGTGTTAGTCTTCACGATCTAGACGAACTAGGCGAAGGCCAGCAGTACCAATCATTCTTCTTGAATGATCTTGGTGGTGCCGTTCAAGGTAGCGATCTTGAACTAGTCGTTGGTCTTGATCAGTCAACAAGTGATAGTTTCGTAATGCCAGTTAAGGAAGCTCTACAGGTGTTTGAAGATCCCACTCTTCACCGCCAGCAGAGAGCCGGTTACTATGGCTTTGCTGAACTAGGCTTTGGTGTTCTAGATAATCGTAGAGTGATCCTTGGCTCATTCTAATCTAGAAATCAAGTAATTTAGTTAACACGGAAGCCATCCTCATTTGCTTGGGGGTGGCTTTTTCCGTGTATAAAACATTAGATATCGTATGATAGGACTTAATAGGAGATAAATATGGCCGCATTATCTGATTATCTAGAATCTGGTCTTTTGACCCACATTTTCAAAGGGTCTTCATTTGCTAAACCATCTGAAATTGCTATCGCCCTGACCAGTGGAGTTCCGTTAGATTCCGACAGCGGAGCTACTATTCCAGAACTACCCTCTGGATCGCCAATAGGCACAACAAATTACAGAAGATTAACTTTATTTAGCCCTTTAGCTAGCGGTAATACTATTTGGAATAACGTTGGCGTTGACGATACAACTGTTTATGCCGTTTCTGGCACTAGTAGCTCCGGTGTAACATCTGGATTGCTAGGTTATTATTATCCACTTTATTTAAACAGAACAGCCGCCAATGCTGCTGATACTGATGGAGCGTCACAGTCATATAGATTTAGAGAATTTCCAAACGTGACACTATACGCCCCAGTAACACTACAGCAAAGCGGAGTCGCATCAAATCCCGGTTACACAATGTATGAAGGTAATGGTTTTATTAAAAACTCAAGTCAGTTAGTATTCAATACCGCTTTTACAGATTGGGGATGGGTTTCTGGTGTTGCTATAGTTGATACATCAAACTATGGTTCTGGAAATTTATTAATGTATGCTGAATTAGAAAATCCACGATATGTTTATGCTGGAGACAATATCAAATTTGATACAAACTCACTAGAAATCAGCCTTAAATAATAAAAGGTTTTCAACATGATCTTAAACAAGAATAATCTTGTTGAGAATATACTGAATGAAATATCTGATAACTCTACCGGCCAAATTTCCCCATACGATGTTCGTCATAACTTATTAGATATAATAGATTCGGTACATTTATTAACAGGCAATCAAAATCTCGACGCATTAAATTTTGCAACTCCAGAAACTAGAACAACTAAAGCTGGATCTTTAACGCTTGAGAAATTAAATCTAGATGGATATAGCAGTGTTGATAATACTGCTTTTGGGTATAGTGCGTTAAAAGCTAATTATCAAGGCTCACAGAATACCGCTATAGGTTCATTCGCTCTTAGTTGTAATCTTTTTGGTGAAGATAATGCCGCTTTAGGTTTCCACTCTCTAGCTGGGAACACAACTGGATTTGCCAATATTGGTTTGGGTAATTTCACCCTAAACAATAATAAAATTGGTAACTTCAATATAGCTATTGGTCACGGCGCGGGATATTACGTTACAAGAGATACCAACTACCAACTATTTATAGCTTCTCATTCAATTGACAGCGACTATATTTGTGATAATCCTCTTGGTTCTGGATTAAATCCACTAGTTCGTGGCGATTTGTTAAATTTAAGATTAGCAATTGCTACAAATAGCATTAATCCATATGGTACACTTCAGATAGCCGGGCACACCACTCCATCATCAGACGATTTATATAACCTCGGTCACCCATCTTATAAGTTTAGGCATGTTTATATATCCAGTGGTATAAAATTTGGAGATGATACATCTTTAGAATTAACAGAAGATGGACTATCGTTAGATGCAAATATTACACTAGACGGCAACGTAGTACCATCACAAGACAAAACCTATAATCTAGGTAACGCAAGCTCAACTTGGCTAGAAGGACATTTTGAAAATATTTATGTTAGCGGAGAAGCAAGAGTAAATAAGTATACCACAATTGAGAGTTGTGAGTATGTAAATAAAACATTATTCCTTGCTGCTAGCGGCTCTATAACTTCTCTTGATGGCGGTGGCGCGTCTGGACTATTAGATTATTTCGTTCCAGAAAATCAAAACGGTCACCCCTGTGGATATCTTGGAGACGAAGAATTAATTGATGCTGGCTTAATAATAAAGTCTAGTGGAATTGGTTATCAAAGAGATTATAAATTCACATTTTTACCACCAGACGATTCTCAAACTTGCCAAGAGTTAGACGATGAATATTCTCAAGCTTCTTGGAATAGTAATATTAGTTTGCATCTAAATTCTGGCACACATCTTAAAACTGATAGAATTTTAAGTTATGAACATCTTAATATTATCACACCGTCAAGTTGTTATGGTATTAATTTAAACAACGATGAGCGTATTTATATATCGCGAACAAATATTCTAGAACCAAACCCATCAAGCTCTAGTGGGCATTTAGCTGGCATTGGTAATGTCAACTTTTTAGCAAATTCTGGAGATTCATCTTCAAATTATTTTGTTAATATTGCCGCCGTAGAATCTGGAGTAACTGTTGGTCAAAGATTTTTAACAGGAACTAAGAAGCGAGTTAAAGATACTGGTAATAATAATAAAGATAAACTAAGTGGCTTTGAAATTAAATATATCGATGACTCAAGTAACAATGTTGTTGGAGTATTAAGCGATAGATTAATTATTGGATCTTATGATAATGCATCATCCATGAAAAATGGATTGTTGTTAATGAAAAATAGCACAGATGGTATTTTATGTCTTAATAATTTTTCACCATCCGTAGAAGATATTCTTCCAGAAGCTCACTTTAATATAAGATCAACTGGAAATGCTGTGGTAAGAGTAACCGCAGAAAATGTTGGAAATATTTCTTCTTCATTGCAATTACTGGGGGCAAGCAATTGTTTGCAGGACGGATGTGAACTCCAATATTACAGCGCTAGCGGATTTGCTGATCTGAGTATGTATAAAGGCTCTGGCAAGATTCCTTTTATTAGAACTTACGAGAATAATAGAATAGGTTTATTCACAGGTAGTGGCCTAGCAAATGATATGGTTACTATTGGGGATAGAGTATTCCCAAATGCCGTTGTGAGTTTTCACGTTTCTTCTGGTGACCCAGTTACTTATATAAACTATAGCAAATTATTTGTTAAACAAAAATTTCAAGATAATCAAGCTAATTCTGCTTATTTATTAGACTCTAGTGGAAATATACATGATTTAGTTGTTAACAAATATGATTCATATGATGCTAGAGGCTTGTATACTGATCTTAATGCTAATACTTTTGGTGGATATTTATGTCCAGACAAGAGAACTGATTTAGCTTCAGCATTACATAATACCTCTATAGGATATAAATCTTTATATAGTATCACAAATGGCGACCATAATACCACTATTGGTAGTCTTTGTGCTAGCGGGTTAACAACGGGTTCGGCAAACATAATCATTGGCTACAACGTAGCTCCAAGATTAATTTCAGCAACCGACAATATTATTATTGGTAATAATGGTGTTGGCAATGCCGCAACCGGCAACCACAATTTTATAGTTGGATCCAGCAGTTCAAATATATTACTTTTAGGAAAATCTGGCCCAGCAAACTCTGACAAGCGTTTGGAAATGCCCAGCGGTGGTCAATTTTCAATCAATAATGTAACAAATTCAGAAGCTATACTATTCAAACCAAACTTCATTGAGGTTATTGATCGCGGTGGAAGTACCTACCCAGATAATACATTAACATTTAGATTTACTGGAAGCAGTTCTGCTAATTTATTGGTATTAAGTCATGACGCTACGCCAATGGCTAATTCGGTAGCTTATGAAGCACCAGTTACAACAAGACCATTTGCCCAACTAAATGGAGATATAAAACTACGAGGAGCTATTAGATTTAGTGATACCACATCTTTAGATTCAGCATCATTTTTAGATAATATATCAGTTCTTGAATCTGGAATGGTTGTTGCCAATAGTGGAATCGAAAATTTAAATACTAGACTTGATGAATTTACAGTCGAAGGATATGTTCCTAATGAAATTCCAGCGCCAGCTAATATTAATTCTCCAACATCTGGAAACTTCATATTAAAAGATGGGAATTGGAATACTACAAGAACGGTTTTTCTTTCTAATAGAGATACTTCGTCTAAAGTACAAGCTGGAGCATACGTTGTAGCTATTTATGTAAACGGTCAATATAGACCAATATGGGTAAGCGCAGCTACGTGTGATTGTTGCCCAACGTCTTAAGATAAGAGGATATTTATGGGGCGACCAAATCCACTATGTAAGCCAGTTGGGTATCCTTACATAACATATATCACATCAACAACAACCACCACGCCTCAACCATATAATAATGACGAGGACGTTAATAGCATTATTATTCCAAATAGCAGCTTATCTTGTTCAAATAAAATATGGGTATGTATAACTAACAATACGCTTGGTGAACAATATTTTAGTTGTGAAAATGGTTGTGAGAACTCTTCATTAGAACCATATTGGAATTATTGTATTGGAGTTCCTAATATCTTTGTAATAAAATATCAGATGAACGGAATTCCATATTATGATAATTTTATTGATTGTCTCGCATTATCAGAATGTGGTGACAAATTAGATACTCCAGTTTATCCAGATCGTGGTTTTTGTAATCTTTCCTGCACCACAACGACTACAACTCCACCACCAACTACAACTCTCCCGCCGACCACCACTACCATTCCACCAACTACTACGACTACTCCACCCCCAACGACTACAAGCACAACCACAACATCTCATCCAGTTTGGGAGTGTGTTTCACAAGAAAACACTTTTTATGATTGCAATGAGGGTTGTTCACCAATAGTGTTTCTAATAAAAACATGTGAACAAAAAATGTCTAACGAGGTAAGTGGATTTTCTTCAGAGCAAGATTGTTTAGATTACTGTTCCATCACGCAAGATTTGCAAAACAATTTTATTGATAATTTCCAAGATTGCATACCGGGATGCACAACAACGCCCCCACCAACTACTACTCTTCCTCCACCAACTACTACGTCAGAACCAACCACGACTACGCCACCAACCACGACTATACCGCCAACAACAACAACAACAACAACAACAACTACGCCACCAACCACAACAACCAGTACCACCACTACCACCACTACTAGCACTACCACCACTACCACCACTACTAGCACTACCACCACTACCACCACTACTAGCACTACCACCACTACTAGCACTACTAGCACTACTAGCACTACTAGTACAACTAATCCTCCACTATTTTGTTATGATTGCGTTGGGTCTATGGGATGTAGCCAAATAGACTTGGGAACTCAACCATACGGAACAACATGTGAAAGTTTTGGCTTATATTCAAGCTTAGACTGCGGTGGAATATGTACAACAACTACGACTTCGCAGCCAACCACTACGTCGCCACCAACAACTGCTGCGCCAACAACCGCTGCGCCAACAACCGCTGCGCCAACAACGGCTCCACCAACAACATCGCCCCCAACCACTCCAGATCCAACAACCGAACCGCAGCCATGTGGAATGATTGATTATTGCGAAGTTGGCACAAGTGCTCTTGGAGATCCACTATGCTGCCCATGTGGATGGAGTCTTTGTAATGGCCTTTGTGTCCCACCGGGATGGGTGTGCGACCAAGCCACCACATCGCCACCAACAACTGCCGCACCAACCACACCAACCCCCACCACAACAACCAGTTCCCCGGCTATTGTTCCTTGTTCTGTTACTCCTGGTGATTGTATTTTTACAACAATGCTTAAACCCTATTTTGATGATTCGTACTCTGGCTCTGGTCTAAATGGTAACGGGGCATGGTCAAAGTCTATAAGGGTTACTGTTGCCGGAAATGTGAGTTCAAGTTTGAATATGACTGTGGAGTTTAATAGTTCAAACTATAGTAATTCTTATGATGGAGGAACTTGGTACAAAGCACTCTCTCCCACTATGAGTATTACTGTATCTAGAGATATTGGTAATGGATATTCTAGTCCTTTTTACTCAAGAAGTAATGCTTATTATGGAGTAGGTGGGGGAGTTGCTGCTTGGAATGTGTCGATTACAGAAACAGATCCTAACGGAGATCCAGAATGGGGTCCTACTACCGTATCAAGCTTTAATGGAACTATTCCAGTATTGGTGCATAGAGTTGTGTCAGAGCCAAACTATAATTTAGAGCTAAGTCCGACTCAAGAACAAAAAGTATTTTTCGCCTCTTCTTATTCTTTTGCTACTCTTACTGGGGAGGTTGCCACTAATTATCCTCAGGGAGATAGTCCTGATTATGGATATGACAAAACTTTTTGGTATAATATGACTGAGTATACAGCAACAAGAGAATATTTTGATCAAGGCACAATATCGGGAGGTAAATCTGTATCAGTTACTACTGGACAAAGAAATGGTATATATAACAGCCCAGCAATAGAGAATTTATCCGACGTTACTGATGGTCAGCGCTCAATAAAAATAGAAGCATTATCCTAAATAAAATAATAATGATAAATCCATGTGATTGCGGACAACTATTCTTACCAAAAGGTGATAGATACTCACCTAGTAATGGTCTACGTATTCGCGTAGTTACTCAAGATTCATACTACGATGACACACTGTTACATAACGTTGATGTTTTAATTAGTGCCAATCAATTATTTTTAACATTAACCCCAAGAATATATCATGAAGCTCCACTGTATGCCAAAAATATTATTGTATACCTTGGATCAAGCACTGTTACTAGTCCCACTATAGTCAACTCTATACAGATAATTATTAGAGTTAAAGAAACTGGACAGGTTTTAGTTAATAAAGTAATCGGAGCTATTGGTGATTATTCGGCGTTGCAAACTAGTGAAATTGTTGATAATAACTTTGCATTTACTTTTAGTGAGATAGATATACTTAATACTGTTGATCTTAATGAAAAAACTTTACAATTAGAAATTTATAGTCTCTGCGACGATAGCGAAGCAACGTGTTGTGATAAATTACCAAGTAATATGTATTTATACAACGTAAGAAATATTAATTGTACAACCACGACTGCGCCACCAACCACGACCGCGCCACCAACCACGACCGCGCCACCAACCACGACCGCGCCACCAACCACGACCGCGCCACCAACCACGACTGCGCCACCAACCACGACTGCGCCACCAACCACGACCGCGCCACCGACTACGACCACTCCCGAACCGACAACAACCACTCCCGAACCGACTACAACCACTCCCGAACCGACAACAACCACTCCCGAACCGACTACAACCACTCCCGAACCGACTACAACCACTCCCGAACCGACTACAACCACTCCCGAACCGACTACAACCACTCCCGAACCGACTACGACCACTCCCGAACCAACTACAACCACAACCACACCTCAAGAGTGTGGAACATGCGAAGTTTGGGATGGTTTAAGCATCCATAAAATTTTTGATATCACAGCCGAATGCGCCAATATTAGCACAGCAGCTAACTTTATATATAATCCAAGTGGCCACTCTTATACAGCGATAAAGTCATTGTCTGGAGGAATTGTTAAGGGTATTATTACTTGTGACCCAGATATTCAAGATGCTTCTAGGTGGTCAGCTTCAATAAGCACAACTTGTCCTAATGCATCTATTTCTTTGGGTTCAATTATAGCTTCTGGAACTTGCGAGTATCCACCACTATGGAATGTTTTATTTGATAAAGGTGATTGTGAATGTCAAGATATTTTATATAGATGTGAGGTAAGCGATATAAACTGTTCTGGATCAATTCAATCTCTAGACACTTTAGCCCCACTTAATTACTGCGCATCATATTATGATGGAGCATTATGTTCAGTTCTGGATGCAGATACACAATATACCACATCTCCAGAGCAACAATATGTTATTATTTGCTGCGGCGATATGGCAGTAAGATTTGCTTTTAGTCAAGAATTTTTAAATAGCGAAGGCTTAGGCAGGTATAATGGCTCAGGTCCATACGATTGCATAAAATTAATGACACATTTTTCGCCAACAGAAGATGGTGACTATTGTGACAGAGTTCATTTAGAACTTTGGAATAGTATCCCAAATCCAAGTAATCCATATGATCTATAATCATACGTTTGTTACACTTTTTGATAGTTAAAATAAGGAAAACACATGAAATTAAATCAAAAAACGAGAATTACACGCGATGTATAGATATTAGTGCTGATGAAAATATTTATATACAAGCAGACTATAATACAACATTCAGTGCTAGTAGATGTTTACGCACATGGTTCACCCGATCACAAGAATAAACTATGATTAAAATAGCAGACATATTTATATCAGATGATGGTTGCGGCAACTACGTTTTAAGATTACGTGGTGCGGATGCTGCATATTTTATTATTAGCAATAAACAACTATATTTTAGAAATGATATAGGTACGTCGCCAAGAATATACAATGCTACTATTAATTTAGAAAATTTACCAAATACGGTTACTCCAATCTCCAGAAGTTTTAGTGTTGATAGGAGAAATTGTACAACTACGACAGTCGCTCCTCAAGTACCATTTTCTGCTGGTACTAATACTGCTAATTTTAGTAATCTTTCCGCTAATACTACTGTTGGAACTAACGGTGGTCCTAGTGCTTATGGTACTTACGATCAATCTGGAAATTCGCTAGAAATTAATGACTTAGATGGAACATCTGGCTCGGTGCGTCAATACCGTGGCGGCGCATTTAATATCAACGAGGTGGCTTATCTATCTTCTGCGGTTGCTATTAGATTTTCTGCGCATGGTACTAGTAATAACTTAGGTTTTCGTTTAGCATCATCATATTCTAGTCTTAATCCCTCAAATCTTTCCAACTTTGTTGTCGTTGGAGATGTTAACAATAATGCTGATATTGCTGGGAGCCTTGGCAAGGGTAGTGTTTCTTATGTATATACTATAGGAAAATATGAAGTAACCAACAGCGAGTATGCAGAGTTTTTAAATGCCGTAGCGAAACTAGACTCATACGGATTGTATGACATTAATATGGGTACAAATGGACGCGGAATAAATCGATCTGGAACCAATGGTAATTTTTCATATTTTGTCGAAACAAATTATGGAAATAAACCTGTGAATTGGATTAATTGGTTTGATGCCGCTCGTTATTCTAACTGGATACATAACGGCAAGCCAATCGGTAATCAAAATAGCGGCACAACTGAAGACGGAGCATATACTTTAAATGGCGAAATGCTAAATGCGGTAGCTAGAAATGCTGGAGCTAAATATCATATACCTACAGAAAATGAATGGTATAAAGCTGCATACTATAAAGGTGGCGGCACAAATGCTGGATATTGGCTATATGCTACGCAGAGTGATACCCCGCCAACGCCAATTTTTGCTAATAGTATTGGCGATGGTCCGAATGCACCACTTATAACTAGCACCACGACCACAACTAGTACTACAGCCACAACTAGTACTACAGCCACAACTAGTACTACAGCCACAACTAGTACTACAGCCACAACTAGTACTACAACAAGCACCTCAACTTCGACCACTACCAGTACCACAACAACTGGCACCAGTACTACTAGTACCACAACTACTACAAGCTCAACAACCACCACGGTCGCCCCCATTTTATGCTCATCAAATTATTTGGACACATACAGCGTTTTACCATTCGATTTTGAATTTATTCCGTATAGTGGAATATTAGTACTTAATACTATATTGGACTGGATCGGAGAAGACAAATCTATATACAATTATTCTTATCAAGCTATAACTAACGATTGCACAAATGCTCAAAATCGATTGTCTTTAAGAAGCAGTGGAGATTATCCGCTCTATGTTACAATATTTACAGATCCACTAGCCACACACGGGTATTCACATATTAGAATTTCTGGAGGAGTATTTAGCACTCCAACGCTTGCTTACGATAATGCCGGGGGAGATTTTCTTGTTCCATATCCACTACATTATCCCAGCGGACAAGAACAGGCAACATTTTTAATATATGAAAGTGGAGATGATCCACAAAATCCAAGCTATGGCTTGATAGATACTGTTGGTCGATGGCTTATACAAAATCATTACATAGCAGACATTGTAAATCCAAATTCTGGAATAGTTTCTGGAGATGGCAGTATAGCGCATCCGTTTGAATATGATCCAATTAATCATAGTGGAGTATATTATCTTAAGTGTAGTTATCCAGACTGTGAGCCGCCGCCACCACCACCAACCACAACTAGCACCACAACTAGCACCACAACTAGCACCACAACTAGCACCACAACTAGCACCACAACTAGCACCACAACTAGCACCACAACTAGCACC